AATTTCTGCTTTACAGATTACTGCATACGAGTGCTCCCACATATCAAGCAGTGAGATTGAGCGTATTGCATCCAAATTGCCAGGAGGTAAGAATAGTCCAGTATTTAAGTCGTCTATCTTAGCTGAGTTCGGGACAACGGATGAGATGGTGGTAGTGCCATATACCTACATCTGGCAGGCAGTGAACAATAAGATAGAGCATATAAAAGAAGACTTTAATACCGCCGGGCTAGATTTGTCTGATGGTGGTGCAGAAACTGCGCTGACAATACGCAATGGCAATAAGCATGTCAAAACTGAGCCATTTCGATTTGATAACACAGAAGATACAATTGCTTTTCTCAATGAACGCTTTCGTTACTACGAGTTAGACAACCCTAATTCCCACATAAACGCTGATTGTTCAGGTATGGGTAAGCCTATGCTTGACAGAATGAAGCGTCAAGGTTGGGTGAATATTCGGTATGTCAATAATGGTGCGAAAGCTTTTGAATGGAGGACATATGCTAACCGCGGCACAGAAACATGGTTTCATATCCGACGACTGCTTGAGCTTCGAGAGATCATTGTCATCAGCGAGAAGGAGCTTGTTCGACAGCTCTCAACTCGCTACTACAAAATCACTCCAAAGAACTTACACCAACTACTCTCCAAACTTGAACAGCGTAGCAGAGGTTACCCGTCGCCTGACAGAGCAGACTCATTCGTGCTTGCCTTTAGTGATTACAAGTCAGTTTTCAAAGAAGTAATCACTGACGACACCAAACCCTTCAAACCAGCAGAGATGTCTAAGCCTGTTAGTGAGTTTAATCTCAATGAGTGGGCTAAGCGTGAGACTGGTAAAGAAGGTATGTTGAATCCGTCGAAAAACAAAGATTTTTCGGTTTACAAACGGTTGATAGCAAACCACAACAAACAAATAACTAAATCAAATGAGCAAGAAAACTGAAACAACGGTCGCCGCGGTTAAAATGCCTGTGTATGGCAATGTAGTGAAGCAGGACGACAGTCTGGCACAAGTCACCCAGCTGAAGAATCCTTCTGCTATCCGTGCTGACAAAGATGGCACACTTCGTATCACAGAAGTCAAGAAATCCAAGTAATTATGAGGCCATTTACTGACAACATAATGTCACACTATGTCCACCCATCTACTGGGAAGATAGTGTGTATTAACTCGCGCGAGGAGAAGGTGGGTGAGTTGGTGAGAAAAGACTTGTATACCAAGCCAATCGTGTCAACAGTTAGTGTTGATCCATCACCAGTGCAAGTGTCTAAGCCTGTGCCCATTGCCGCGGCGCCAGTTAATGTTAACTCAGGACAATTACCAACAGGTGTTGCATTACCTAAACCGAAAGCAAGGTAACTTATGCCCTACTCAGAGAACGATAGCCAATACATAAACACCACAGAATACAAGAAGCTAGAGACTCGTCTTACTCAGCTTGTTTCTGTGATGGACGAGTTGTCGGCGCAGAACACGGCGGCACGTAAACTTCGATACACTGAGATTGATATCGAGTCTGAGAGAGCAAGTAGCAAACTTCAGCCTGATGAGCTGCTCATCCCACAACACATCATTGATGCCAACATACGCCGTGAGCAGAGTAGCTACATTCAGTATGTGACACAGTCGCCGAGAGCAGTTGTGATGCAGGACTTCCAGCAGCCAGCAAATGATACATCAATTATTGAGCGTGATGTCACTAATAAGATACGCTTTGATGGATGGCAGTTGTCGATGTTCGCCAATATAGATGGCTTCCAGCAGAATGGCTATGGCATACTTGAAGTCGTGTTTGACCAATCAAAGCCTGGCAATGTGGGCCATGAGTTTGTGCAGCTTGGTGACTTTGGGATGGTATCAGACACCAAAGACATTCAAGACTGTGAGATGGTAGTGCGTAACTACTACTTCTCCAAGACCATGCTCATTGCTATGGCTGAGCCTAACAGCCCATGGAAGTTTGAGAAAGCACAAGTAGATAAAGTAGTTGGCAAAGATCCACCGCTTAGTAACGACAACATTGGTATGTCGAAAGACAAATCACTGTATCGTATTCAGAAGGTGATGTTCCGTTTCCAAGGTTTAGTGCATGTAGGGTGGGCGTGCAAAGAATCTGCTGATGATTGGTTGCGTGTGCCTCAACCGTTGTTCATTGGCCGCCGGGAGTTGATTACTGATCCTCTTAGTGGTCAGCCTCAGATGCAAGGTAATGTTCCTGCATCACAAGATGTGTATGAGAAAGACTACCCATACTATGTGTTTCCGTATCTAATCAGTGAAAACAACACTATCAACCAGTTGAAAGGGCGTGCATATCTTGACCAAGACTGTCAGACTGCTGTCACCTCACTGCTGAGCAGTTTTTGCACTGCTCATCGTCGTGCGGCGGGCCTCTACTTCAGTAAAGATGTAGAAGATCCTAATGACGATATCATGATGCAGAAGAACATCTTCTTCCGTTCAGGTGCACTAATCAACAGCAAGGTGACACAATTCCAGCTTACTCCTCCTTCTGCTGATATTATGAGTGCTATCAATGCACTTGTGCTAGGTAATCAACAGGAGACAAGTCAGGTGAATTTTGCTGCGCAGAACAGGAAAGATAGTCGTAAGACCGCCGAAGAGATACGCGCATCGACGCAAGCTGCTAATGCATTAAGCACGGTGCAGGTTGTATTGTTTAGTAATGCGTTGAAGAATGTTTACACTGCAATGTTTGACATCATTCAGTCGCGTGTAGTGTGTGGTCTATTGCAAGTGCAGCCTGAAGTTGCACCATATTACCAGCGCAAATACATAGTCAAACCTGCTGGTGACACAGATGTGATCGAGCGTCAGCAATTGCTCAAGATGATGATGGATAGTTGGCCTGTAATGAAGGAAACACCTGCTGGCCCAGTGTTCTTGATGGATATGATTGCTCGCATGTTCCCAGAGCACAGCAGCAAATACATACAGATCATACAACAGGCGATGCAACAACAGCAATCACAGCAAGCACAACAGCAGATGCAAATGATGCAAGGGGTGAAACAGCTAGCAGATGGTGTTGTTGCGTTGAGCAAGAAACCGGAGATGTTCAGTGAAATTGGAAAGATACATGCTTTGCCTGCATTGGAGCAGACGGCTGAGACGATTGAGTCGATGCAGGAGGCACGGAAGCAGCAAGCACAACAGAAGCCACAGCAATGACACCTGAACAACAAATAATCGCAGACAAGCTTGCAGCAAAAGCAAAAGAGTTGTCTGTTTCACATCAAGGATGGCTAACTAATCCTGTTACTCGTGAGTTAGCTCGCATACTCTACGAGCATGAGAACAGGATAGCAGACAGCATATGCACTATCTCAAAAGACACATCAGAAGAAGGACAGCGTAAACTCAGTCAACTAGCAGTTCAATTAAACACGACAAGAACAATAACGAAACTAATCTATGATACTAACGTCTTTACACAGAGTTCTCAGAGAACCAGCAGTGGTGGATAATGGTGGGATAGTTAAGGTTGATGCACCTGCTCCGGCGGCCGAGACAGCACCTACATCAGCACCGCCACCATCACAAGGCAAAGAGCCACAGAAGCCTCAACCTCCTCGCGAGCCAACAGCAACAGAGAAAGCTGGCAAGTTTGAGATAATGCCAGGTGACGAAGGTTTTGTTGAGAACTTTGAAACTGAACAGTTGCCGCCGAAGCCTGCTGGTGAGAAACCTCGTGATCCTGCTACTGGACAGTTTAAGCCAGTAGTTGAAGCAGCACCAGTTGCTGAGAAGCCACCTGAAGGACAGTTAGAGCAAGAAACTGCACCAGCACTTGATCTTACCAAGCCAATAGCACCACTTGGCACACAACAGAAAGCTCGTGACTACACAGGTTTCAGTCCTGAAGAAGCAAGAATGCTTAAAGGCATGAGCAATGAGTCATTTGCATACGCTGCTAAACTGATCAAAGATAACAAGGAACTTTCACAACTGAAAGATAGCACATATCTACAGCATCCTAATGCGTTCGTGCTTGACCCTCAGTTTCAGCGTATGCAAGAGGATTCAAAGTTCTTTGATCAAGAAGCACAGTATTGGCAAGACCAGCTAGCTTTGATGGCTGAAGGTAAAGCGTGGAAGCCATTGTTGCGTTGGGACGAACAAGGTAATCCTGTATATGGAGAATCACGTGAACCAACTGCTCTCGACCAAGAGAAAGTCCGTCTCGCTATGTCGCGAGCGTATGATGCGTCGCACAATGCAAAAGGCCAACTGCAACAGATGGCTCAGAGCTATGCTCAAAGGACAAAAGCTGGCGACGCGGCTATACAAGCAGAGCAGGAGAAGAGGTTTGCATGGATTGCTGATCCGAAAATCCTAGATCAGAAGGTAGCAGTTGAAGGTGGTGAGAAAACATTGCGTGATATCAAGAGTGACTTCTTAGGCATCATTCCACCTTACCACCGCGGCAATGTAATGGCTGATGTAGCAGCAAATCTATTCACTGCACTCATGATCTACGGCAATCACATTCGCACACTTCAGTCAAACAAACAGATTCAGCAAGTTAAACAAGAGGAAGTGTATCGTGCTGAACCAACATCTAGTGCAAGACCACAGACTGGTGGTGGGAAGGTTGTGAATGGCGTTAAAGAGTTCAGTCTCGAAGGGATGAACCTGTGATGTTGTAGGATTTGGCACGGAAACTGCTGTAACTGAGTTAAGCGTAGAAATACGTGCTTCTGAGCGAAGGGCATCGCAACGCTACTGTTATCTCGAAGGGCATTGAGAAGTTTATCGAGTGTTACTTAAATACACTCGAACGTAACTTACTTATTCTATGCCGGCGATTTATGACAAGCCAGCTGCATTTGCTAACGCTAACGTCGAGGACGTAAACCGTTTCAATCAGCTTCCTTTCTATCTCGTCAAGAATGAGGTCAAGCAATATCCATACTGGAATATCTTTGACCAACTTTTTGGCGATATTGACTGGGAAACAAACCAAGGTAACATCATGCGTGGTGTTACTCCTCAGCGGAGTCCTGTTGGTCGGGCATTCTTCTTCCCGAACAACATTACAGTCCTTCCTAACAAGGATATCTACCAAGTAACAGAGTCGAGTGAAGAGGCTCGTGTGAAACTGCATGACTATGAGTCATTCCAGTTTAACTTCTTGCCTTCATTCACCGCGTTCTGGCGCAATTACTTGCAGTTTGCTAACAAAGACATTGTTCGGCAGATTGCGTGTAGTAACAACCAGTTCATCGAGACTAACCTCTGGTTCAATGCACCTAATGTATACCTCGCCGGGAATGGGTTGGTTACTGGTGCGCCTACTACAATGGGCGATACTACTGGCGCTGTTGCTGGTAGCAAAACTCGTGCTTGGCTGATTGCCACTACCCAAGGCACTGGGCCAGGAACTGGTGTTATTCAAGGTCTTACTCTGCGTGATGTATACAACGTCACGTTGAATCTGTCTGAAGACATGGCTGCTCCTCCTTTTGAGGGCAGTAAGAACATGCCTGAGGACAATGTCGGGCTGATGAATCGCTACGTGCTGGTGACATCAACTGAAGCGTGGATGGCATTCCCATTTGACCCTGACATTCACTCAGGTGCTCAGTTGGGAAGTATTCAGCTTGACTTGCTGTTCAAAGACTTTCGTGGTTTGCTGTTTGGCACTACGACAGTTAAGATGCATCGCTACCCAATCCGTTATAGTCTGGTTGACATTGTGGATGGCGGTGGTAATGTGTTGTGGCCAGCAGGTGAGCCGATAGCTCCTGAAATCTTCGACGTCACTGACCAGAAGTGGAAACCGAATCCTTACTACACTTCACTCATTAGTGCACCATACGAGATTGCATGGTTGCTTGGTGCTGATACGTGTCGGACAATCAAAGTTGGGCCGCCGCCGAAGGAGTTTAGCTCTACCAACATGGCAGCTGAGAAGTTCTACTCTCTGCGCTGGAATGGTGAAGTGAGACTTACTGATCAAGTGCTGATCACCTATCCTGATGGGACAATCGACTTGAACCATTATGGTAAGCAGCTGAAGTTTATCAGTGAGTGCACTCATGGGTATCTTGTTGGTGAGCGTAGGAATAGTATTCCTATTCTTTTCCTGCGTAAACGCCCAGTTCGTGCTGCTGCATAAGAAAGGAATCCAAGACTATGAAGAAACTTCTTACTATTGTTGCGGCGGCATTCATTGCTGCTAGCACTTACGCTGCTACCTCAGCAGCTTCTATCACAGCTGCTGGTGTGACTAATATGGTGACTGGTGCACTTAGTGCATCGTCATTCATTCTTACTTCACCAGCTAATGCTGCTACTCGGGTCGTGTTGTATGATGCACCGACAGTTGTGTTGACTAACGTAGTTCCTTCGTATATCACATCTGGTGCATATGCGACGAACTATATTACGTCATACACCAACTACTTTGGTGTGCAGAACAACTTCACCAACGTTGCTCTGGTGCATTACAGCATCACCAATGCTGCATCTACCAATACGTATCCTATCCTGCTGACTATAAATGCAGGAACGAACGAGACAGTGGTCATTGCTGATGTCACATACAACTTCACTCGTGGGTTGTCTGTGTCAAATGCAGCACTAGGAACGGCGTCGTTCTCTGTGGTGTATACGCAGTAAGCAGCCGACAAAAATGGGTAGTGTGAGAGTTACTTCACACTACCCAACTCAATTTTATGTTAAGAACACTAAATACTGCTGAGCGCAACATTCAAAGTTTGCCGCCGAACGTAATTACACTCGCTGCTAACACAGCAACATTGCTGTTGCCTGATACACGCAATGTGCCTGGAGAGATTGCATACAGGCGTATACAGAATGTTGGTGGTGCTGATCTTTACGTGTCTATTGGTGTAACCACTGCTGCTGGTGCACCAATGTGTGACAACGTAGCAGTGTTTCACAAGGTGCTTATCTCTGGCCAAGAGATGGATTGCTCAGCTGATAGGCAGATCATTTGTGGGTTTTCTGTTGCTGGGACAACAGTTGCTACTGAAGTTAAACAAAGGCTGACATTGTGAAGAAGTTTATCGTATTGGTAGCAGTATTTGTTGGTTTTTTGATGATTGGGATGCTTCGGGATAGTGTTGATGCTGCGTCAGGGCCATCAATTAGTGGGACTGGAGTAAGTAGTAATACAGTCTACAGTATGATTATTACTTACGGAGTTGGTGGTGTGACTATTAGTTTTACAACGAATAGTTATTTCATTAACAATGTCACTAACAATAACCTGACGGTGACAAACAACGCCTTTGTCAACAACATCACTGTCACCAACAATGCATTCTTTAGCGGCAATGCACGATTTACCAGCAATGCGTATTTTCTGAACTTGAATTTCCTTACCAATGCAGCCAGCACACTCACTATCGCTGCTGGTAACGTAGAACAGGCAGTAGCTACCAACAACAATATCACGTTCACTGGCTATTCAGGTGTTGATGGGACTAACGCTCAGCCATTCACTTTACTGATTACTAATACTGCTGGTTCTGCTGCTCCTAAGTTCTACCAGTTTCCTGCTGGCACTATTATGCTTTCAGCACCATATACCAACGGAGTATATAATACTAATCAAGGAGCATTTTCTGGTTGGATTCGTCCCGGATTTGGAACTAACGCAACATGGACAGGAAACTAATCATTGTTGGCTTAGTAGGACTTTCGGCATTAGCCTTTACTCCTTACATTAGCTTGTTTGGCCCTAGTGGTGGTCCAGTTGTTACAGATTGGTCAACTCGTGTAGTAGCTAATGGTGGTGCTCTACCAAGTCAGAACACGATTATTGCAATGGAGACTTTGCGGACCAGCCTGGTGACTCAGGGGCTCACGAACAAGATTTACAGTCTTTGCATCTTTGTTCCGGATAGTGTGATTGCGGCCAGCACTCCATTGATTAAGAATCTAGGAGCTGACCCGTGGACAAATAGCGGCACTTTTGTAGCCGGTGATTTGAACATTCAGGGGCTCAAAAGTGATGGGGTTAAGTATCTGGATACGGCCATCTCCAACAACGTAAACGTGCTGGGAACGAACCTCGGATTTTCCGTCATTGTGACAGAGGCCGCAACCAACGGTCCTGGTGCTGTCATTATGAACCAGGGCTATCCTGGAGGTTTTAACACTGCCCAAGGGCTTTTCCCGTCAGGTAGCGGAGCGGATCAAGTTTACATGGGCATCGTGACGGCTGGGAATTTTCTCAGCACAAACGATTTGAACCGGGTCGGGTACTTGTCTGGAAATAAGGATGGGACTAACACTTCCCTGTATGTGGCATCACCAATAGAAAGCCACAAACTTCTATCAAGAGCATCCCCAACTGGAGCATCTCTTTTCAATGCAGCCGTTCAAACATCGTTTGCTTTTTGGCTAACTAAAATCCAGGGAACAAATTCTGGTGGAACAGCGTTCAGGCTTTCTATGGCCTGCATCCATAACGGGTTCACCGAAACAGAATCCAGCAACTTCTGGTGGGCGGTCAAGACCTGCCGGGAATCACTCGGGGGTGGGACTGGCGATCCAATCTGGCAGTGGGCCAGGGATGTGACCAACTTTGGCGGGGCGGCTATTTCGGTGAACACCAGCAATTCGCTGAGGACTTTTCGACAGGGGTTGGATACTGATGCTCTGCTTTATAAGATGATTGCGGCCAATGCCTATGTGCCGGACAACCTGACGGCGGCCAGGATGCCGGTGGTCTGGCAGGCGGGCAATCAAATCTGGACCAACACGGCTTTTGTTGATGGGGACATTACGGTTAACGGATTGACCGGGAACGGCACCACCAAGTTCCTGGGCACCGGATTGAAGCCGTCAACACTGACCTATGCTGGGTTTAGCGACACCAGCGCCGGGCTTACAACCTTGATTTACAATACGGGGACTGACGCGAATGAGTTTGTCATCGGATCGACTGGAACCACCGCGAACGGGACTTTTGCTGTTGGGGTGCAGGTTGGTCTGCTGGTTTACTATTGCTGGATATTCACCACCATCAACACGGACTTCCTGGTTCGCACTGCTCCCAATGCTGGATGGGAAGGGTATCTGTCCGGGAACAGAACAGCCGCCAATGCAATCAGGTTGGATTTCGTCACCAATCAGGTCCACAATGTTGCTACCAATGGGACAGGGACTACTGCATCGAATAACAACACCATGACCAATATGTTTGCCCATGCCGTCGCAACCGGGCTGAATGCAGCCGCGAACTTCAGCGATCAGACGGTTAGCTTTTTGGCGGTTCATCCTGGGCTGACCCAGACCGAAAGCAGCAACCTCTGGTATCGAGTGGCTACGTTGCGCACCAATCTTGGAGGGGGTGTGCCGTGAACTTCATCATCAAATCAAGCTGTGTGGCGACTTGCCTATGACCATAGACCAACTAGCCGATGACATGCGGTATGTGCGAGATTGTGAAATGCGTAAGCTCGCGCACGAGAACTATATTCTGCGTAAGTTGATCGCCTTACACAAGCCTGCACGAAAGGTGGACATTGTTCGTGCCGCATTGAATGGTCATCCTATGACACACGCTGAAGTTTCCAAAGCAGCTAGGGACCTTAACCCTATGGTCGAGTTCCATCGTAAGGATGTTACGACCGCTTTGCATCACCTTATTGGATTGAATGAGGTGAGTAAGATTGGTGATACTAAGCCATATAGGTATAGTAAAACACCTTTACAATGAAAATTATCATCACTGGACTTTTCTTTGTGTTGTGCCTTAGCTGTGCGGCAGCACGACCAAGGCGAGGGACTGTTGTTGTGACTGCTAATCCAACAAATGGCGGCACTACATATGGCTCTGGCACATATCCTGGCAAGACACAAGTTGAGATTCATGTTGTGCCGAATAGTGGATGGATGTTTACTCAATGGCAAGATGGTTTCACCAATCCAACTCGCACTGTGACAGTTCCAAATGGTGGAACTGTTCGTTACACAGCTAGTTTTGTAGCTTATGGTAATGTCGCCTTGTCTGCTGAACCAATCAACGGCGGCACAGTTACTGGTGCTGGAGCATATCCTGTTGGCAAAGCAGTTGATATTACTGCTAAACCATTTGACAACTGGAGTTTTACTCGTTGGCAAGATAATAACACAGCCAATCCACGCACTGTGCTTGTGCCATCAGGTTCTATTTTGTTCACAGCTACGTTTGTTACAAATGTCCCGCCGCCGCAGGTATTTACTAATGGGTCATTTGTATTACAATACTCACCAGTGACAAATGTCTTCAATTATATCGCAAGTTGGGGAGTAACATCACGTAGCTACACAAACTCAATTCTTACCAATGCAACGAGTCTTCGTATAGTTGGGCTAATAACAAATCAGGTTTACTACTTTGCTGTGCAAGCTATGGGTGCTGATGGAAAATACAGTCCTTTTAGCTGCGAGGTGCATGGTCTATGTGGCTTGTCGGAAACCAACTACTGTTCTCCATGAAAGCGATAGAAACAGGAGGTTATAATATGTCTGTATTCATGGCAGAAGGCATAACGTTAACTCCGGTTTGGGTTTTAGGGGTGATTACTGGGTCCGGTGCGGTTATCGCGTTTCTTTTTAAGCTACTGATCGCGTCAAAAGACCGCGAAATAGACCGAATAGCTGAGGATTTCAAACAGTTAAAAGACCAAATGATGAAAGACGAACTACGTAGGGACAAAGAAGACGCGCATGTTAAGTTGTTAATCGATGAAGCAGTTCGTTTGAAGGTCAACCGCGATCATGACACAAGCTACACAACAAAACCTTCTACATGAGTGAAAAGATACTTATTATCGAAGATGACGACCTTTATTGTGAGCTTGTTGGAAGGGTGTTAGTTAAAGAAGGGTTTGTGGTGCGTTGCACAAACAGGCTGCAAGAAGGGATTAAACTCGCCAAGCAAGACCCTCCTGACGCGATTGTGTTAGATTTAGGCCTGCCTGATTCATCTGCGGACAAGACCGTCGAGTCGATGAAGCAAGTGATTAACACAGCGATTATTGTTGTGTTGTCAGGGAATACAGAAGCCGCGAAGAATTGTATTATGCAGAGTGCTAGTGGGTATTTGAATAAGGATGATGGGTTGAAGTATCTTGGACGAGAGATACGTAACGCAATTCATACACACTCGAAAATACAACGCATTGACTCGGCGATTAGCGGTTTATCCAATTAGTCTTTGATGGTCACAAGGCCATCAAGTTAGCAAACGTAACAAACAACAATAAGGAAACTAATGAGAGATGAAACAAAGCCTGCTGATAGCACGTCTAATATTGACCAGACTCAGGCAGGTAGTCAAACAGGTGGTGCACAAGCTGGCGCTGGCAGTGCTGCACAAGCAGCTGGAGCACAAACAGGACAAGCACAAGCTGGTTCTGGTGCTGCTTATCAGTCCGCCGGTGCTGAAGTCACAAGTGATGTTGGACAAGCAGAAGCATACTTGCTCAACATGAAGCGGTTAGTTGGTCGTGAGCTTGACACTGACGCTCATCTGCAATCTACACTGCTGTCACTTAATCAGCGGCTTGTGCGCAATGCAGAGGACTTTGATGGTCAAGTTCGAAGTGTTGCATTGCAGGCGTTGACACTTGGCCAAACCGCATTACAAAATGCTGTTGCGCTGGCTAATCGCGTCAATAATGCTAGTGTTGATCTTGATACTCGTATCAAGCACGAAGCTGTTGGCGAAGATGGTCGCCGTAGTGGTAACGACGAGCAGTATGACAAGTCGTTGGACAGTGTAAGTCAAAGCGAGCGTGAACGCACTGTTCGCGGTGGTGATTCTGGCGATGTTATTCGCTGGAGTAAAGTATCATCTGACCAAACTTTCCAAGAAGCAGTAGAAGCTGCTGTTGTGAAAGCATTGGCTAAACAGAAATCAGTGTAAGTAAAGCAAAGGCTTCGTCGGTGTAATAGCCGACGAAGCACTTATTTATGGAAGATGAAACATCAATGACTAGTAAAGTATCTGTGCCTGTTGTGCAATCTATTTCGGCGGACTTACCGACAGATAGTAAGATTTTTCAAGTCAGTGTGCGTTCATGGTTGGCTATAGTATTCACTGGCACAATTTGCGCGATGAGTTTAATGGGTAAAGAAGTAATTGAGCCGTTATATGGCTTAGGCTATCTTGCCATCGGATTCTTTTTTGGACAGAAAACAGGAAAAACAATATGAAAAGACTAGTGTTCATTTTGGTGCTACCGTTGTGTGGGTGTGCAATAAGTAAGTCAGAGAAGAGCTTAGCTGCTGATGCCATTAAAGCAGCCGGCACTTCAAGCAAAAGAATCCATCTAGAGTTAGATGGTTGGAACACTCACTTTCGTTATGATTCTTGGCCATCATCACCAACTAACAATAACCAGTTGCCATAATGCCTGCTCCTGCTAATCCACCTCCTGCTGATGAAGCTGGTGCGATATTGTCGCCTAGGCAGCTTAATAGATGGCTTGACGTTAATCCTGTCTCGCCGCTAACTAGGACGCAGACGTATCTAGTTGTGCCGGCGTTTAACTTGCTGACATCATGGTTTGGTTACAGCACTTTAATAGGCGCATACAACTTTACTGGCACAAGAAACTTTACACTGCCTCCATTTGATGTGCCTACTAATCCAAACTATATCTTGTGCATCAGTTGGCATGAAGGTGGTATGCTACATCGTTATAAACTGTGGGAAGATGTTGGTGAAGTGTTTTACTTTGATGCGCCATTATATACTGGTCAACTAATCAAAGCCAACTTTCGATTTGAAGTGTGGACTACAGTTAACAGTAGCTTTGCTATTATAGACTTGAATGGTGCTGGTAATGCTAACACTAATCAGTCATACACAATCTTTAGCACTATTGCTGGCATAAGTTTGTGGGTTGGTGTTGATAGAGCTATAACTAATACTGCTCCATTCAATACATCATACATAGCTTATAACACACTCAATGCTGACATCTACTACAGAGTGTCAGATTCAATCTTTGGTATATGGACTGTTGACACTGGCACACCACCTGCACCGTATGTGACTTTTCCAACGTCATACATGCAGTTAACTAACTTAACTTTCTATACTTCAGTGAGAGGCAACTATGATTATATGTGGCAGGATGATATGGCACTGTCAACTGCTTCTATATTCATCACCGATTTCAACATAGCAGATACTAACGCACCATGGACAGCACCAGACAATAGCGTATCAGCAACTAATTAAACTTATGCCAGCACCAAGCACAATAGATGTAGTCGCTCCTTTTGATCCGACAGCTTATCCATCGCTGTCATTTGCACAACTATTACAGCTTGTATCAGGCTTAGCGCCTTATACAGACAAAGGCCTAGTAATTACTACTACAGATGATAATGGTGGTAATCCTGAAGTGCCTGATGCTGCGTCTGAGACTAAGTGGCAGCGTTATATGTGGCGTCGCATCACAGCCACTACCACATCTGTCTACGTGTGGGATTCCAATCATGCGAGCGATGCTACATACTTACGATGGGTGTCAATTACAGTTGCCGGGATCGCCGTAGGTAGTATTGTCAATGCAATGATTGCTGACAACACTATCACTGACATCAAGATTGCAAATCTTGATTACAGCAAACTTCTTAATGCACCAACTGGGTTGCCGCCGAGTGGTGCTGCTGGCGGTGATTTGACTGGGACATATCCTAACCCATCTATTGGCGTAGCTAAAGTGACAGGTAGTCAGATTGCCGCGGCAACGATTACACATGCAAATATCGCTGTCAATGCAGTCGAAGTGCCAACAGATATCAAGCCATCTGCTGTTGGGCTGTCGTTGATTCGCACTAATGCTGGTGCTACGGCAATGGAACATTTTGTGCCGCAGTTAGTGACTCTTACTCCTAACCCTGCTAGTATTGCTGATGCTGGTAAAGTTCCACGTGTAAATGCTGCTGGAACAGCTTTTGAGTTAGCTGGTTCTGGCAGTATTCTGCAAGTTGTTGAAGGTAGCACAGCAGCTTACGGCGGCTTGACTGCTGGTCAGTTGACAGGCACTATTCCATTTGACGATACCAAGCCGCAGAATGGTGAAGGTGATGATATTGTGTCAGTAGCAGTGACACCATTATCAGCAGCATCAATTCTATATATTGATGCAACGGTGCATATGTCCAATGAGACTAATGGAACATTTATGATTGCTGCACTGTTCAAAGATGCTGATCTTGATGCACTTTCATCTGCATGGGCAACAAGTGTTAATAACGACGACATTGCCACACTAAATCTTCACTATCGTGTTGCCGCGGGTAGTGTTGTGGCTCGCACATACATGTTACAGGCTGGTGCTAGTGCTGGTAACAGTAATGCAAATGGTAGAAATGGAGCACGAGTTCTTGGTGGTGCATTGATCAGTTCTGTTCGTGTGACAGAAGTTGCAGCATAAGGTGACTTATGGGACTTAAATATATTCTGAATCAAGTCGGTAATAAGATAGGTCTCAACCCATCTGACACTGACCAGCGTGCCACATTGCTACGCTTCGTCAATGAGGCTGCATGGGAGTTGTATCAGCAGTCAGACATGCCTGGTAGTTTAATGGAGATGGTGATTAAGGTCAATGGCGATCAAACTATTGCTTTACCGCGTTTTGTTGGTGATTTGCGTGCTGTGCGTGAGTATAATAGTCAAATCCCATGGCATATCAACCAGATGCGTCCTCGCTATAACTACGCCAACTGGTCTGATATGTGGCGTAATTGGCGTATAAAAGGGAAGCAAGCACTACAACGATCTGTGCGTAATCAATCTTTAGTGACCGCCGTTGTAGATGTGGTTGAAGTGCCTAACTTGTTGGTCACTATCTCTGGCCCAACTGCTTCGGCGGCCATGACAAATGAAGTCCTGCAGATGGACGCATTGAGCAAGACTACAGTTAACAACTTCTTGGACATAAGCTCGGTGACAAAGAACCGTTACAATGCTGTCAATGTGTCAATTCAAGATGTTGATGGGCTTGAGTTGACTGTGGTCAACAACAATGAGCTTGAAGCAGCTTATTTGATCATTGACGTAAGCACGTTCCCTTGGCTCAATCAATCTATGTCACTGCAAGATCACTATCTTGAGGTGCTTTTCAAGCGTGCACTTGTGCAACTGTCAGATGATGGTGATGAATTTCCAGCAAGTGGGTGTGACAACATCATTGTTAACAAAGCAATGCAACTGTGGGCCGAAGAACAGGGAAAAGGAGAGCTTGCACTTGGTTATGATAGCAAGGCTACGCGGTCACTGGCTAGAATTACAGAGGAACAGAACCGTGCTACTGAAGATACGGTGGCTTTAATACCAAATGGCCACGACGAACTGCTCGTGAAGATCCGTCCCAATAAGCCAGGACGCTATCGTTGGGGTTATCCATACTTATTGCGCTAAATGAGCGAATACGTCCAGAAAGACTTTAGTGGCGGCATGAATCTGTTGTCTTGCGACACAGAATTGGAGGCTAATCAGTATCGCTTAGGCCTTAATGTGCGCAATCGGTTTGGCAATATGGAGGCAACACTCTCTAGTGTTGAAGATGTAGCCATTCCCGCCGGAGTTAAGCAAGAATCAGTGACTTTTGGGAACTATTTGATTGTTTTCATTGCTGGGCTAGCATACTACCGATTCTACTTAAGCACTGGGTGGAAAAACATAGTTGGATTCCAAATGTCATCCACTGCACCGCGCTTTTGGACTGAATCTGTGCCACTTAGCACTACAAACTATGGGAGGTTTGGTGTGCAAGATACAACTCTTGGAGCAGTGTCAGCAAATGCTGGTATAGTATTTGATTCTGTTGCTGGTGCTTTTGCTGGTAATACTCCAGGACTAGTTGTGCAGGACAATGTTAATCAGCCACAATTCATTTACATCGATCCTATTCTGGGGACACCAATAGCACGAACTACTCAGACATTTGCTCAATGGGACGTTGATTATAGTGTAACTCCTATTCTTGATAAGCGTGAATATGTGCCAATAGGCAACGCAATGGCATGGGTTGATGGTGTGCTTCATATAGCATCACAAGATGGCAACTTCCTATACCGCTCTGTGTCTGGTAGGCCACTTGATTTTGTTGTTAATGTGGATGACAATGGTGACCCAGGCGGTGATGCTACGACAACATCTTATTCTGTGGGGGTTGGAAATATCACTGCTCTTCGCGCCGCGGCCAATAACTCACTGCTTGTTACAGCCAGCAATGCAGTGTTTAATGTCGCCAAGAACATGACGCCTGGAGCAGTGACAATTTTCGGTGAATACACGTTCATACGCACATTCTTGTTCAATGCTGTGTGTTTGTCTGACAGGTGCATCATCGACTCTCTTGGTGACACACGATTTATCTCACTGACAGGTGTTAGGTCGTTCAATTCGATACTACAACAACAAAATGAAGGCAGGAATAGCTTATTTAGTGCGCAGTTACAATCGGTGGTTAATGGCATTATACAAAGCGCAGAAACTTCAGCAGCAATGCTGTTTGACAACTATGAATTGTATGCCATCAACACTGTATTTGGGCCAGTCATTGCTGTATTTGACACTTTAATGGGTTGTTGGGTGTCATTTGATATAGCACAGACTGGTGGTAGGCCAATCAAGATGTTTGCTAAGATTGAGTTGACGATACAGCGGCTGTATGCTATTACAGACGACAACAGATTGTTTACTCTCTATATCGGCCCTGCTCTTGATCAAGCTGTGTTACGGCCAGGTTCTATGTGTGCAGCTAATGTCACTGCTAATGGTAGTCCAATAATGCCTGACATGGAGCTTAAGCTCAAAGACGCACGTATTGTGTTTGACAATGTAACAGCAACTACCTCTGCCACAGTCACACCATTTGTCAACAATAGACTCACACAGTCGAGCATTCAGACAAAGACGATACCATATAGTGCGCCGACGGCAGTATATACTGGTGTTGGTGTGTTGCCTGATACCAATGTGAAGTTGTTCAATGCATACTTCAGTTTTCCTAACACAGAGCAAGGGTGGAAGGTGTATGCTATCATCACTTGGACTGGGACATTGAATATCACACAGATAATGTTCTCTTTTGTCGATCAAAAGCCCATCAACCCACTACAGTCACAGTCATGAGTGTTACTGTAGGGCAGATGGTAGAGTGGATAGTCAAGCATAGGCGAGGAAAGGCCTTTAATTATGACGTTGAGCTTATCCAACGGGAATTATGTCATGCTATCTCCAACGGTGTTTTTGCATATCATGAAGTTGAAGGAGAAATTCAAGGTGTTGTGTGTGGTAGAGCTGAACTTAGAACAAGAACAGTTCATATCTATGATATTCTTACTACCAAGCCGGGCGTCTTGAAAAAACTCATGGAGCGATTTCTGTTGGTGTGGCCAGACTATAAACTAGATGCACAAAGGCATGGCAGACTGAAAACTTACAACAATCCAACAAAATTATGGGCGACAATTTCAATCCACTAATACCTGGTGTTGGTGCTAATCTCATCAACAATGCCATGAAGGATAAGCCTGGTGATACATCTACACCACCGTCTTATGCTAGCAATCCAACAAGTCTGTTTGAGCCATATAATAGGTATATTCCTCAAGCAATGAACAGTAATCAACCAATCACTGACCCTAGTGCCATATTGCAAGGTTATCAGCAGCATTTGCCTGACTTTCGTCTTGCTGCGCAAGGGCCGCCTGGTGCACCACCAATATCAGAATCACTTGGTTCACGACAGATAAAGAAAGGAAAGTAATATGGGAGGAACATATAATGCGCCTAGCGCTCAACCTTCTGCTGGTGTTTTGTCTGACTATGTCAACTATCTACCATCGTTGATAAATGCAACTGGCAACACACTACCTGGGTTGGCACAGAGTCAATTCAACTCTACACTGGCCACGCAACCACTCTACAATGCTCTCAACTTACAGCAAGCGCAGAATTACAGTCTTCCACTTGCACAAGTTGGGCAGGATGTGCAGCGCTCTAATGCATTAGCCGGTGGTAGGACAAACTTTGAGTCTATCTTAGGGCCAGGTGGTGCATCAGCATTGGCCGCCGGCGGGTTAGCTAGATTGTCTAATCCCAACTACTATAATGTGCAAGATAGAGCATCCAATCAAGCTGGTAATCTGCTTGATAGCATCAATTTAAAAGGGTTGTCGCCGGGAGAAGCTAATGCTATTGAACGTGGGACTAATCAAGGGATGCAAGGGACAGGTAATCTTGGGCTAAGAAATAACACCAACACTATTGCTAACGCTATTAACTTCGGCGGTGCATACAACCAGAAGCTTGGCATACTTGGTAATGCTTTAGGAGCAGCAAATGGTGTTGCTACATCAGCTCAGAATACAGGCTTTAATCCTGTCAACATTGCTCTAGGCCAGCCTAACACATCAACTATGGCTAACTTTGGCACAAGCACATTCTCACCAACTAATGCTGGCACACAGGCTGGTGCTACAGGTGCTGGGTTTGGTTTTGGACAAGGAACGCTGGGTGCACAAGCAGGCATGAATAATGCTGCTACTGGTGGTGCATATGGATTGGCTAATGCTAACAGTATTCCATCTTATATGAATGCTGCTGGTTCGATACTAAGTGGACTATGATTAAGAATCTAACCCCGCGGGAGATAGCAGTGATGATGCTTATTGGGACTGTATGCATCATTTTACTTGCTATGGAGCTTAGTATTATCATGAGAGCAGGCACAGCAGATGTTGCAGAATCAAGAGCATTACTCGCTGACATCACCAAGATGGTAATTGCATTAACCGCCGGGTTCTTTATGGGCAAAAAAGATACTGACGGTGATGAACCTAAACCACCAGTGTTATGACTTGTAGCGAAATCAACTTTGTCACTAGCCAGTGCATTTATGCTGTCGTTATTGCATATCCAGGAGTGGATGAGGATGCACAGATAGACAAAGCAATACGTATGGCACAAAAGATCATTTTCAAAAATGCTAAATACACTACAAAACATCGCAAGAAACAACAGCAACAGCCTATTGTCTACGGAACTAGAAGCCCTGTTCGAGGGCCGACAAGAGAGTTTAGAGTTTCTTAAGCTATATGGCGAGCATTGTGGTCTGGTAGACGATCTTGTTGATGAGCCAGGAAACCCAGCTACTGTTGAAAAAGCAGCGCGTCTTGCATTTGCTGTCAACAACTGTGCTTACTGGCACAAATGGAAGCATTGTTTGTGGGTTGTGGATAGAGTGATTCACAACACATACTTTGATAGTGTAAAATGGGAGTCCGCCGAAGAAGAATGGAAGCGGCGGGATGCGAAGTGTATGAGCCACACAGCTATTGAGATGATTATGGCTGTAATACTGATTGAATTTGGTGAGGAAGTTGTTGCTAAATACTCCTTGTCGCTTAGAGAGTGGGCATACAACAAACATAAGGATGATTTGATATGAACTCACAGCTTTTACGATTCTTTGGCAGTCTTATTGATCCACAGCTTAAGAAAAAGTATGCTGGCCCAGGTGATGTGCCTTTTGATTATGCTGGTGATCCGTCAGAACTAGCTGCAACTGCTGTTCAAAGGCCTTCTTCATGGAGTATGTTTGTTAATCCGGAGCTGGCAAGTGATTACAGTCGTGCTGCTAATGCACCAATATTTGCTGGACAACAGAATGCATTAGCAAATCAGTTTAATCCTGATGTTATAGCTCGTGCAGATGCAATGGCAGCCATGGAAGCAGAGCGAAGGCGTAAAGAAATGGGGCCAACTGCTGATACTGAGCTTGGGATATTGCAAAGGCAAGCTCCTGATCGTAATGCATTAGCTGCTGGAGCACAAACTGCTTTAGCAGAGGCAGCACAACGGCTTAGGGAGTCACAATATAATGAACAAGCCGCTAAGCTTAGGCCAAGTTTGTTCTCTAGCTTTGCTAACCAAGCCGAAGCTGGGCCACTGACAGGATTTAACTTACAGAATCTTGCTCCTGCATCTCGTAATGTTGAAGATATAACAACTGGTGGCATTCACAATCAAGCATCTCAAGCATCATTAGAAGCAGCTAATGCAGCTCGTGAAGCAGGTTTATATGGCACTATTGGTGGGCCTGAGGCGGAAGCATATAGAAGAGATGAAGCTAACAGACTAGCTGCTGGTCAAGCCGCCGCGGAAAGAACTTTGACTGCACCTAGAACGGCATTAGCTGCTGAACAATTGGGTGGTGAGATGTATAAGGCGAGGTATATCACACCACCTACACAACAAAGAGAAGCAGCTTTAGCACAAACAGGATTAAATACACTTGGATTAGATCAACAGACACTTGAGATGCTGTCAAGAGGTAGACTGTTTGAAGCCACACACGGTATTCCATTTGGTGCTGCTCCTCAGCATCCAACTATACCAACCATAGGTTATGACAGCGTCTCATACCCGTCAAATCCAGCTTATGTAAGTCCACGTGTGCAAGCTTTAAAGGATAGTATGCAGCAAGTGCAAGAAATGACAGGCGGTGGCTTTGGTCATAAAGTTGGTGCTGCTAATGCTGGCCTATTTAAGCCAGTTGTGCCATCTATTCCTATTGGATCTGGTAGATCAACAGTAGGTAATACTGGCAACGGCGCAGGATGGAATGGGCAGACAAACAGCCCTACTCCTGTCATTACTAACCCTGCTGGTGGCAATGAACCTGCAACAAACCCTGCTGGTAGAAATGAACCTCCTGCTGGTGCATCAGTGACACCACAAAAACGAGCATTTGATGAAGCAGTTGGTAATATAGCTAAGCAAGACCCTACTAATTCTCGTGTTATACGTGAGAAGGCAAGAGAAGCATTAGTTGCTGAAATAACTAAAGCTGTCAAGCTTCCACCACAATATATTGGCAGTAGTGTTTTGACGCGTAATCCAGCAACAGTTATGCAAGAGAGTCTTGATGACCCTATGAAGCAGGCTGAGATTATTAGGCAGTTAGATAAGTTGCCGCCGCAAGTTATTCAGCAGATATACAGCAATGCATTAGCTAAGATTAGTGGTGCTGCAAAATCAAGAGTTCCTCTTTCAATCCCATGAAACGCCCACTTACACCACAAGAAGTAGAGCAGGTAAAAGCTGCTGGCTACGATGTGTCTAACTATCGTGGTGAAGCAGTTGAAGTGCCAGATGATGTTGCATCTACTGCCCAAACTTCAGCTTTAGGTGCAGGTGCTAAGACTTTTGCTGCGTCTGCTGCTCCAACTGCTGCTGGTGGTGCAGTGTTTATGCCTGCGTTTACTAGTGCAACTGGACTTGCTGCACCTTTAGGCCCATATGCTCCTATTGCTGGTGTTATTGCTGGTTTAGCTGCATCTTATGGTGCTGGTAAACTAACAGCGGCGGCACAACATGCTGTTATACCAAAGGAGTGGGAAGAAGCAGTAGCAACTGCCCAACAAGAACACCCAGTTGCTTCTAAAGTTGGTCAACTAGCTGCATTACCGCTTGGTGGCTTACGCCCATCGCCAACTATGATTGGTAGAGCAGCAACTGGTGCTGGCAAACTGGGCGCTGAAGCAGTGGGCACAGTTGCTAATCGTGGTGCTGGCACATTAGGTAAGTTTGGTAGCACACTGACAGCTGAAGAAGCACAAGCGCTTAAACTAACTGCTGGTGGTGCTGCATTAGGCGCTGGTCAAGAAGCTGTTGTTGCACCATTAGAAGGTAGAGAGGTAACTTTACCTCATCTATTTGAGGCCGCCGCCACAGGTGGTGCATTTACACACCCAACTACTTTCGCACAACGCTTCTACAAATTCCCTGCACCACTTAATCGCACAGTCACTGACCCAACTAGGCTTGCTGCTACACTTACTGAAGGTGAGCCTACGGCGACTGCTGGCAGAGAGACTCTTACTCCTTTGAAGCTAGTCGAACCTGTGCCTGATCCTGCTGCTAAACTTGCTGTTGTGCCTCCAGCAGAACCTAAACCTGCTCCTGCTGCTAAGCCTATTGACCCAGTTCTTGATATAATACAGAAGCGTGATAAAGCGCGCCAGTTATTCACTGCTCTTGGTGATAATCCTGCACAAGCTGCTGACAAAGCTAAGATTGGTAATTTGCTTGAGGAAATAGATGCTCAGATAGCTGCTGACCCACGCATAAAAGAGCGTGTTGAGACAGTTGACAGATTTCGTTCTGAAGATGCAAAAGCAAAAGCTAAGCGAGAAGCAGAAGGTCGTGATGCTCCTGAAGAAGAGCCAATTCTGTCCAATGAACCATCACTAGGCTCATCTCCACTTGGGCAGTGGGTCAGGAATAGGATGGTTACTGCTGGCATACCACTTAAGACGACCAAAGAGTATATACAGTCGCTAGTCAGTGATGTTATCACGAAGTGGAATATTCACGTATCAGCTAACGGCGGCCTAGTAAATGACAAGAACCAGCCAATAAGAGGCACAGCATTGCTGCCTGACCCTGTGCGTCAGATAGTATACAATCCTGAGCTTGCAACTGCTGATGTGCCAGCAGGGCATGAAGTGACACACTACATTCGTGAGGAAACAGAGCGAGCTGAGGCAGCAGGTAATAAACAGGCCGCCGAGTTGAGGAAGCTGACTGATGAGTTATCAAGACCAGGCTTTGAAGCTGATCAAGCGCGCAGGAAAGAGGCTGGTTTAGCACCACACAGAGACTTGCATGAGTTTATTGCTAAGGAGCAGGGGTTTGAGTTTCTGAAGCAGCAGCTTAATTTAGCTGGTGAGACAAAGCGTCAGAAATGGTGGAATGATTTGCGTGCAGTGTTAAAGACTAAGTGGAGTAAGCAAGCAACAGTGGAGGATTTACGTCGTGCACTTAACTTTGAGCTTGTGCACAAAGGCGGTATGGGCAAGTATGTTGGGAAGGAAGGGCCATTAGGGCCAGTTGCTGGCGGTAAGCCAGTGGTTGGTGGTGCGCCGTCAGAAGTTAGGGAAGAGCGTAGTGCATCGGAAGAAGATGTGCAACGATACAAAGATATCCAAGCCAAGATGCTTGATATCATGCGCACTAATCCTGACAATCCTGAGCTTGCGCAGTTGTTCAAGGAGAATGAGCAGATCAAGAATAAGTATGGTGGTATGCCACCTACGACGGGAAGAAATGCACCAGAAGAAGGTGACATAAACAAAGTCAAGAAGCAACCTCATGAGGGGAGGTATTTGTATAGGCCTTTTGGTTTAGAACAAGTAATGAGAGGCGAAGTGTTTCAAGAAGGTGAGACTGAAAGAGCAAAAGCACATGCTGCAGTAAAGCCTGGCACAGTAGAGACTGAATTTCCTGGCGGAGATGAAACTGTTATTACCGCACCAAGAATAGAACAAGCTAAAGCGTTTCTTACACCAGAACGCAACGCACCAGATGAACCTGTGCCGCCGAAGCGAGCAGAAGGTGAGCAGAAGCCAGACGTTGAGGGGTTGAAGTCGTTTATCGTTGCCAAGCTCACTACTCAAGCTGAAGCTGCTGAGAAGGCTGGGAATACTGACATAGCGAAAGAGTTGAGGGCGATGATAGGTGATGTGCAGAAGGGGAGAAATGCACCAGAAGAAAGATATGGCTTACCATCTGAAGGTGCATTTCTTGGGCTTACTGACAAAGAAAAAGAGTATTCACGAAATAAATTTGAAAGTAGAGCTAAAACAATTGGTGAAGCTGTTAAAACAGCATATCCTGATTTTGTAAATAAATACATGCGAGGTTATCCAATAGAAAACATTGGTAAAACAATAATAGAAAAGCTTGCAAAGAATGATCCGCTTGCTGAGAAGATGTGGGATGCTCTATTACAGCGTAATCTTGTTAAAGTTGCTGGCTCTAACGATTGGCTCAAGCAAACAATCGCACACATGAATACTGTGCGAGAAGATAATGGACAACCACGCATAGAGCGTAGGTTTGCTGAAGAAGAACAACCTATTGGCGAACCCACTGGCGCTGAGAAACAGCTTATCGAAGCTGCTAAACGCACTCGCCCCTACTTAGAGTGGGTCAATCGTGAGGCAGCAAGTGGTAGAGATAGGACTGATGCTGCATTTTACAAAGCATTGATGACCAATGACTTGCTGCGTGACGACATAATGACTGAACCTAATGTCATGGCAGCGTTGAAAGGTGTCACAGAGTTACCTGCTCCCAAGCCTGAAGCTCCTGCTCCTGTGCCCAAGACAGCGGCGGTAGAGAAAGTAGTTAGTGATATCACTGCTAAGCCAGCTGAAACACCAACTGCTCCTAAGCAAGCTAAAGAAGTGCCATTTGAGTGGCCGCCGGAGATATCAGGTAGAGTGGCTAAAGAAGGTGAAGCACCAAAGCCTAAGAAAGAGCGTGTTGGGACATTGTCAATGGAGGAGGCGCGGCTTAATGCACAGCGTATTCGTGAGCGCATAGAGCGTGAAGCTGTGCCTACGAAGCAAGCTGCTGAGTTGACGCCTGAACAGAAGTATGATCGTGATTTAGCTGCTGCTAAAGCTAAGCAGATGGCAGATGATATACTCAGGCAACAAGAAGTGCAAGGTGGTATTGAGCAACGAGCACGCAAGACACGCACTCGGCCTGTGTATACATCACCTGAGCAGTCAAAGAAGAGTGTTGAGGATGAGGCTGCGAGATATTTGGAAGAGAGAAGGAAGAAGGGCAGGTTTGCAGAGGAGGAAGGGCCAGCAAAGACTGACACACCAGAGTTTAAGAACTGGTTTGGTAACAGTAAGGTAGTTGATGATGAAGGTAAGCCGCTTGTTGTGTATCATTCCACCAACACAATGAAACTTGGTAAAGAGAAAACACCAGGTAAATATGATTATGAGTGGATTCCAAAAGAGATAAATGTATTTACATCTGGTCATTTTGGAACTGCAAAGCAAGCTGAACAGCATGCTTATGGTGCTGACTTGATGAAAGAAGAATTAGCACCAGCTACGTATCCTGTTTATCTTAAGATATCTAATCCCAAAAGAATTTCAGATGCTAAAAACAACTGGTATAAAGAGATAGAGTTGGCTAAGAAAGAAGGCTATGATGGTATTGTTTACAAGAATGAATTTGAACCAGACGCTCCTGTTTCAGAAGAAGTGACTAAATTCAAAGAGACACAGCAGTTTGTTGATAATGAGCTTAAGAAAGCTGGTATAGAACACGGTGACTTCATGGATGTTGCAGATGCAGTAAGAAAAAAGCTGCCTAAAGATATAGCTGATAGAGTCATGAGTGGTATTGTAAATACCATGTATGGCAGAGATATGATGTGGAATGCTCAAAGAAACAAAGCATTCAAAGAAGGTCACTATGCTGATAGTTATATTCCATTCTATCCTGAACAAGTAAAATCAGCATCAGGCAACCGCGGCACATATGACCCAACTAACCCTGACATACGTCATGCATCAGACGAATCTCCACAAGCCTTTATCCCAGGTTTAGCAGCTACTTTCGACAAAGTCAAGCGCCTTGATACTGAGCTAGCACAAGCTGGTGTTGATTGGCAAGCTAGGAAAGATTCCTACTGGGGTAAAGCACAGACAGCTATACGTGCATTAGCTGCTACACCAAGCAGTGTGCTTGACAGAGCTATTGCCAAGATGCAAACTGGCACTGCTCTGTCTCCGGCGGAAGATAAAGCTGCTCTTCCGTGGCGTCAATATTTCAAGTGGAATGCTGACGAACGCACAGCTATTGGGATGAAGCCAACGCCAACATACGACCCTAACTATGTCCCCCAAATACTCAACAGGAAGTGGACTGATATATTAGTCAATCACCCTGAGAGTCCAGAAGCACAGAATGGTAAAGCGCTGTGGGCCAATCGTGTAGTGACTAAGTCTGGTGGCAAGATATTGTATGGCGATGCCTATAACAATATCACAGACTACATTGGCGCAATAGGCAGCCCATCCACCAACTACAAGTCAGTCAACTTCCGTGCTATACGTAATGCTGTGCAATATCCTTTGCCTGAAGGCATGCGTGAGAATTCAGCGAGAGAAATACTAGCTAGGTTTGGTAGACGTTCCGCCGCTGATATGGCTCTGTATCGTGAGCTTGAGTCGCAGCCTAGTATACAACAGAAGCTTGGGCTTAATGATCCTGTCACTGGTAAGAAGCCAAGAGTAGCACCAGGAGAGACTGATTTCTCTGTCACTAAAGAAGTGCAGAACATGATGAGCTTTGTCACAGGTGCTATTGACGAGTCAGCGATACGTCATCCTGTATTTACTAGCATAACTCGCTTAGCAAACAACCTACTCCTAGGCCCAGGAACAGGACTTCGAGACACAGCATCTATTCCTGTGTTTGCTGTGCCATATCTCAACAAGTTCAGTGACTTGATGGCGTTTGCAAATGGTGTGACCAAGTTCAGGGAGAATGCCGCGGCGGCATTAGACACTGCTGCTGTTCAACCACATCTTGACAGAGTAATGATGAGCGATATAGCTGACTCCCCTAGCAGATTTCTAGATGTGGTGCGTAAGGCAGCAACGCTCGCAAGAACAGGGCAAGGGCGTGAAGCGATAGAGAATTTCAATAGGGAAGTAGTGTTCTCCATTGGAAAAGAGTTAGCTCGCAGCAACATAGCTGGTGCTAAAGCAGGGCATAAGGGCAGTAAGCAGTATCTTGACAGACTTAGCACGCTAGTTGAAGGTGACCCAACTAAGCTAACAGGTAAAGACCTTGACACTGCACTCAATCAGATGGCTAAGAACTTTGTCGACGCAAACCAAGGCACATACGGTGGTAGTGGGTTGCCTGCTGGCGTAGTTAGAGGGCCATTAGCACCATTCTTAGCGTTGCAGAAGTGGTCAATAGAGAAGAGCAACACTATCTTCAAAGATGTTGTCAAGCCATTCTACACCGGCGAGAACAGAATACCAATGCTGACGTATATGCTTGGCAGCGTGTTAACTGGTGCTGCTATACAGTCGCTCAACAAGCTGCTCACCAACAAGACTGCATCTGACCCAACATGGAAAGAGGCACTTGACAAAGGTGACGCATCAGCTATTACCTCCCAGATAGCCACACTGATGCAGTTGTCGTCGTATGGTGGTATTGTTGGTGATACAGCAAAGCTAGCATCTGATGCACTCAAAGGCAAAACTCCTCGTAACCCACTATCGTTCCCTGCATTCAGTAGTTCTATTGATGCAGCAGAGAGCATAAAGAATGCCGCCGCTGCAATCAATGATGGTGAACCTGCTACGGCGGTGCTTACTGAACTAGCTACTTACTTGATGAAACACAACATACAGGCTACACGTATGGCTGCTGGTTATGTGGATAAAGAAGAGACTGAACGATCACAGAAGTTTCGTGATATACGTGTGTTCAAAGAACTAGAGCATGAGCCGTTTAGCACAGTAGTTGAGCCTAACAGATTTGAAGGATTGACTTCAAGACAGTTTAAGCGAACTGGTGATATTGGTGAAGCTGTGCGCCTGTTGCCTGAGCTGACGCAGAGAGCGATGAAGAGTGGGGACTACGAGGATATGAGCAAGAAGTTTAGAGCTTTGAAGGGGAATAGTTATCAGACTATGCCATCGCTAGAAGATACTCCGATGGAGTTTCAGCGTTATTATCAGTTTTTAGAGCGGACACAAGGGAAAGAAGCAGCTGACGCACGGTTGGAAAACTACGTGCGTCAGCGGATGGTTAATCAGGTGAAGAGCAGTATGGTGCCTAGCTTTTAACTAAGCCTTTTAACTTTTTTAATAGCTAAACCTATTGCCAACAGCAAATGTTCAATTCCTACATAGGTAGACTTTTGTTCTATAGCATAAGACCTAGCATTTCTCATTATCCATTTAAGTCTAGGTGTTAATGGAATTGTCGCAGCTCTTTGTATCATTTCCATTGTTGCTTCTTTTTTGTTCATGTTTTGATTTTGTAGTATACTGTTATTTTCTGTGTTTTGCTGTCTACTCTCTTGCTCAACTCCACTTGTTCTGTTGTCTGCAAGAAATCCATAACTTCCTCTAGCTCATGCTTCCTGACTTTCCCCCAGAATTCAGTCAGTAGTTCGTCGAATGTGTGCTCGCCAGTCGAGCGTAAATATTCGACTATCTTCATCGACGCATTGTGCAGAGGATTGTCGCCATTCATGGTGAGTGCCAAATGCATCGTCTTTTCTTCTTCATCAAGAATCTTGATCGCTCGCACAAATGTTTCCAATGGTATCTCCATCTCTATTGATTCGCCAAAGTGCAGCGCCATAGCCACCTTCATTATGTGAATATTCTTCCTCGCATAATATGCCTCTAGTTTGACTGATTTACTAGTTCTGCTTTGAGGCGCGGCGGCATCTTTCTCAGCCCATGCTTGGAGGTATTCACCTACTTCTGGTGATATCTTCACTTGACCATACAGATGGGAAAGCTTCCTAATGTGTGACAGTATGTCGTGCTTGTATGTCGCTACATTAGCATCTAGATTAGGGCGAAAGAATACTACCTTCCTGTTCTTGTGTGCAAAAGCGTAGATCGTCCTGCTACTAAACCCCTGATTGAGCAGTTTATCATCGAATGTGCTGTTCATGAAATCAGGAGTAGTGCCAGCTAAGAAGTTCAAGCATAGCCGCCGTATTCTATCACGGCCGCGGGTGAGGGTTACATACTCATATGACTCATTGCAATCATATGCCTCGATTAAGAAGTTGACTAATGACTCTGTATGCTTCCTAAACATCGATGCCATCTCACCTAAGCAGCAGTGGACAGATGAGTGACTGTATATGTGCATTGTCTTCTTACCATCTTTCTCATCATGATACTGTATGCGGCGGATTGACTTAGCCATAGCGTTGACTAATGCTTCGTAGGTGATAGCATTAGCAGTAGATGGGAACAGCGGTGCTTTGTCAACTGACACTTCAGGATTGCTAGTCTTTGACTGCAACATCTCGTTTGCTGCTTCTACATCTTTAGAGTGAATTGTGTCAGCTACTAGCTTTTCTTCGCCTGTTAGATTGTCTGTGTTCTTGACATCTTCTAACTTGAAATGGCCTAGTAGCTCAGCTACAATGCGTATCACACCATCTTTACCTACTCCTGGCTTTGCAACCAGAATCACATACATAGGTGGAAATAGCCTATCATGAGCAGGAGGCATCCATACCCGGCGTTGTAGAGACGAAGCTATCAGCGATAGCCAGCCCCACTGTATGAAATTGTTGGGTGATGGAAGTCCGTCAAGATATGCACACCATTTTTCATAGTTGGTCATTCTATTTGTCCTGGGAATATGGGTGTCTTACCATCTTTTGACCATGCTTCAAATAAGCATCCACCATTCGTGCGACATTTGATTTTGACAAATTCTCCTGTTTCTATTGTCTCAAACCTTACTTCTTCCCATGATTTTGGGTCAGTAAATACGGACACATCAAAAGGCTTGTCAATTATGAATCTGACAACAGAATATTCAGTCCAACTTGGCTCAGGAACTCTATTCCTGTATTTGTTGATTTCAGCTTGTGTCATACTACTCGAATATGTCCAGTTTCAAGAACAGTAAAGAATGGTATGTTACATATTCTCTGCTCGGTTTGAACCGTGCTTGTTGCATGCCATGCACTTATACTATCTCTAATAGTTGTTACATATTCTTTACTGATGTAAAGAACTTGTTCACTAAATCCAGTTTCCATCATTATACGTTGACGTTGCTTGTCAATTTCTACTATGATTTCTGATGCTGTCATATACCTTTAATCTCCTTCAATCCAAGCTCGTTAACTTCCTTCTTCCATGGGCGCCAATTCATGCCGCTCTGTGCCTCACTTCTCATTCTGAAAACCACACCATCAATCGGCGATGTGAACTCTTGTTCCATAAACTCCTTTGCTTTCTTTGCACAATCAAGTTCTTCAGATAACGGACACTGGAGCAGATAGCTGTCGTGAGTATTCGCAAGTAAATCCCAATCCAAGGCTTGTTCTTCGATATAACTTTGCATCCTAACATATGCAATAGTTGTGATCTCACCAACTGTGGATTGTGGTATCCAGCTGTATAACTCTTTCCTTTGGTGTGGCTGTATCTCATATGCTGTTATGTTGTATGGGTGTCCATGCAGATTGAACAACATCTTGTTCGTCTCAGCGTTGTGTATCACCCATCTGTGATAGCCTTTTATCTCTGGGAATAGACTAAACTTAGTCAGTAGAAAGTGTTCTGCATCTTCTTTGCTGATAACTACCTTGCCGCCAGACTTCTCAAGCGTATTCATCCTGAACATTGCTGCACCGACATCGTAGTTGCTGCTGTGTTCAGTCTGTTTTGCTAGGAAATAGTATCGTGTAGCAGTTGACCAGTTGTCGCTGTCTTGTATCAGTGCTGCTAAATCATTCCAGAATGGATGCTGCCTAAGCAGCGGTATTGGTGTGTCAAGTATCTCATCTATGTCAAAGTTGAAGTCACCAGATAGCATCCTGCTCTCTCGCATCTTAACGGGCCATACATGCTTGAACAGATGTGCTGCTAAGTAGGTGTGAGGCTTGATGCGATTGACAAACAACTGTCTGTAGTTACCGTTCTCACAGCAGTATGCCACTATCAATGCTTCGGCGCCGCTTTGATCTACCTGCACAAATATCTTCTTGTCATCTGCCCAGTATATCTGGCGCATCGACTTCTCGATATTCTGCAAATTGCTGCCCCATCCTTTGCGCACAGTCTTGCCATTGAATACTATCTTCTTTGGCAGAATCTGCTTTGATGCAAGACGTAAGGTGCGAGGGCCAGCGATCTTGTAGAGAGTGCTATTGCGCATCTTCGTTTATAACAAAAACTATCTTGCCATCATCTACGCGAATGTCTTTGATGTCAGCATAATAAGGTTCGGCGGCCTTTGATTCATCTAACACTACAACTTCAGCATCTAGTTTGAATTGATATGTTATCTGATACAGGCGCTCGCTCATTTCATTCATTCTCATATCATCCTCCAATATCTGAATGTCTCAATATCCACTTGCCGTATCTTTATGTCAATGTCCATCTGCTTGAAATACGGCCTCAGTATCTCAGGGTTGAAGTGTGTCTCAATACATGGCCCTCTGTATGCATCTTTACTCACTGCTCTTAGCTGCTTGACTCGCTCCATGTGTTGGGATATTAAGCCCGCCGGTGTTTTGTATTTGCAGTTGATTATTCTGTCTCGCAATATTTTTATCTTCCTCATATTTGCGCCAATCTATTATGTTGTTATTGTCATCTTTCCAGGGGAGAAATTTCAGTGCACCTGACTCTTTTGCTAATATCCTATATGCTAACACAAGTGGTATAACTGGATTGTCGTCATGTTTTAATGCCAGCTTGAACATAGCCTTCTTTCCAAGAGAAGGATTGCCTGTCGGTGTGCGTCCTTCTGTGGCATAACCTAGCAAATCATGGAAGTATTTAATGCATTGTGGATTACTGTTAGCAAATGCACGCGCTTTACCTTTAACTGCTCGGCGGACATCAATCATGCCTGACTCCCCTATCAGTATGCCTATCATCCTAAGATACTGCTCCATCAGCCTATCATTCTCACGAACGATATCGTCCACTCTATCTTGGTGATACTTTATTCCTTGGAGCGTCGTAATAAGGTAAGGAACAATAGCAGCATTAGCGCAAGCAATAGAGTCAGTAAGTCCGGGTATTGTCTTAGCATACTTGTCGAGTGCTTTGTGGATGAGATACATCGTGAACACATCTTTGCCGCAGTATTTCATCCTCGCCATCATCTGTTCATGCGTCAAGTAGTTCTGACTGTTCTCATCTTTGTGAAACTTCTGCCATGTTAGGTGGCTAACAGCATGACCTAAACTCTTCTCTACATCTGGCCAACAACGGTGGTGTGCTATCATTGTGTCGTAGCAGCGATACACTGGTATACGATACTTAGCACCTAAGACGAAAAAATCAAAGTTAGCGCCGTTATGAGCAACAATAACATTGTGCTTAATAGAAATAGCCAATGCACGCATGATGAAGGGAAGTGAAGAATAGGCTGGAAGATAGTCATTGTTAAGCACAGGAACATTATAAACCACTTTACCGTCAAAGCTAAAGCTGAAGCACTGAAGATTCGCTTCTTCAATATCTGTTTCCATGTCGAAATACAAGAAGCTATCTTTCGTAGACTGTAGCGCATTGATCACCTCGTCACTGTTAGGGTATGTTTTGTATTGTGGCTCTGCTTCGGCGGCAGGAATACCTGACTTAAGGATTGTCTTAACTTTGTTAACATCAGCACGTAACCAGAAGGCATAGTTAGCTCGCTTTGTTGCACCGTATGACTTCAAATCCTCTGCTGCCTCATCGTCATCATCGTCGTAGTATTCTTCGTTCTCTATAAAGTCTTTTGACAGAACATTATTCTCGCGCTCATATGCACGTATGTCTGCTGCGTCCTGGGCAAAGTATGAGGCAATGGCAGGTATACCATCAATGTAGAATAGTGACCCTCTGAGTTCGTTGAGAGTTTTCTCACGTGACTCAGGGATATACTTGTGGAGACTATACTCGCCTAGCAGCAGTATACACTTAGTCCCATCCAACCACGGCGACTCGTCATCTGCAAGCCTGACATCACACTGCATTGAATTGAACTCTGGGCGAAAGCAGTGAGTGTTGAACAACATGCCGCCGGTAGATGACAGCAAGTTGGTGTTGTCGAATCGTGATGGGTTGGAAAGAACGAGAGTTAGGCCACAGTATTTAAGACGGGGTTTGTTACGAAGCATCACTTCTTTTTCTGTGTTGAAGGAACCCATCCAGTCTTACGAAGAGTGCCATATGTATAAGCTGCTCTTCTTTTCTTGTTTGCTTTGCCTGGGAAGCGTGTTAACGCTTCTCTTTGTAGTTTCTTTTCTAACTTGGCTGGCATATAGAAATTGGCATACATTAACCGGTATGCCAGCGGATGATTTAACTAATCTGACTCACTATCATCTTCGATGTCACTATCAGTTTCTTCAACAGTATTGATACCTTTGATAGTTTTCATCTGATCCATGACTTCTTTAGTGAGCTTATTAAGCTCATCTTCTGACTCTACTTCAACTTCAAGTTCAGCAGTCAGAAATACAGTGCCAGTGATCATAGACACCTCAGAACGGCTTGTTCGCCTGTGCTTCAGCCAACCCAAAGAATTGGTCGATCTTGGGGTAGTAAGCGATCAGTGGCTCACGTGTTATTGGATGACGCAGCACATCACCTTGCTTGATGCCCTTGGCCAACTGCTCTTTCGTTGGTGACTTCCTCTGCTCTTGAGCATCAGCATACAGCAGCGCCCACTGCAACTTGCCTTTAAACCCAAGCTGAGGGTTATCAAAGTCGATGTTGTCTGACGGAAGACCGAACTTCTCATATAGTTCACGGATGCGCCCCTGAGCATTCTCAGTTTTCTCTGTATCCACAGCACCATCACCATCAGTGACTTTCAGGACATAATATCCTGTTGATCGTGCACCAGCGACATTGAATGTGTCACCGTTGATTTCGACTTCCTCTGGTCTATCTACTTCAAAGACAAGCTTAATCATCGCATTGCCTTTGCTCGACTGTTCCAGTGATTCTTCTATGCATCTAAGCACGAAGTTATCACGTGGAAACATTACTTTACTCGTCCATTTTTGACTCATTGTTTAATTAGCAGTAGGATTGCCAGCCATGGTTTGTTTTCCCGTTTACTCAACGGAAATCTTTCTCAAATACTTGTTGAATGATGATGAATTTGCAGGAATAAATCTAGGTTGTTTTATCAAACTTCCTGACTTAGCGTTGAATAAATCGTCACCAACTGTCTGCCAGAAAAATATAGCATCGCTATCAAAGCTGTCGCACATTGCTTTGAACTCGGCGGTTGATTTCATACCCCACTGCACAAGAGACTCATCAGTCACCTTGCTGTAGTCTTTTGGTTTAGCCTGACAGTGAGCACGAAACCAATCAGTGTAGTCTTTAATGATCACATCACCTGCTTGACCTGTCAACACAGGACGTATTTTACCTGTATACTGCCCCGGCTGACCAACTGTCACTGGCTTGTCAGGACGTTCAGCTTCGTGGCATATAAGTATCACATCACATTTAAGTGACATCAGATTGAAGCCTATCTCATTGAAATACTTCACTTTGATTTGCCACTCTGCAAAGTCATTTATCTTACCACTTTTAGTCACTGCTATGTCACGCTCGTTGTATGCGAACCATATGTGGTATGCAATTTCCAAGTCAGACAGCCCGTCGATCACTAGTGTCTGATCTGCTGTGAGCTTTGATGCCTCATTCTCTAGCCACGTTACAACTTTGTCCTTCACTTCCTCACGCTTTGCAAACTCTCGCTTGTAGAATGGGACTTCAATCACATCACTACGTCCCTGATGCGCTTTAAGCCCGCGGTTTAGATTCAGCACTATGACATTCTTAAATGTAAGTGCTGCCCATGTTTTGCCAGTGTTAGGGAATCCTTGTATCCCTAGTCTTATCTGATCACTTAGGCCCGTTTCCGATAGAGGTTTGCACCCCGGTGGCAGGTATATGTTTGATGTCATTTGATCCTTTCAGTGGTAGTTTTAGTTTGCGTAGTAAATTCTCAGCGTGCATCTTCATCTTCTGAATTTCCATATCGTTGTTAACAACGGTATCGAAGTGAGGGTAGTTATCCAACTCTGTTTCAGAGGAGTGTCCATCTGCTTGTGAACCAAAGTATCTGTTAACACGCACTAAATGCGCATCTATTTGTTTGAGCACAGTGGCTTCTGATATGAAGCGAACATCTGGTATGACAATTATTTCTGAGCCATTGTTGCCGTGTTCATTTAGTTTGTAGAGCAACTTGTTAACCCAGTAGTTGTCGCCATGAAACTTGCGTCGGAAATCTGTGCCAAACCATTGAAGCATAATACGAAAGTCTGGCTTATGCTGTTCGATAAACTCAACAGTAACGCCACATGCTTTAGCTACTTCATCTTTCAACGCATCAGCAAAACCAATGCGGGTGACAGGTGTAGCTGACAATTCAGTTAAGTAGCGACATAGTGTGTCTTTGCCTGACTGCTTCTTGCCGGATATTCCTATTACAGTTAACATGGTAGAAAAGGTAGTTTGTCTGTCGTGAATCCACACGCACCTTTATGGCCGCCGCCACCATGTTTGATAGCTATTTGTGACAAGTCAATATCCATTCGGTGTTTGGCATGGTAAAGGGACACAGTCCATTTAGTTCCATTGAACACATAACCAAGCAAAGCATCATGACCTGTTTCAGGAACATCTTTACTGGCGAATGTTAGACTATTAAATCTGGCTGTATTGATAGTGAGAAACTTCAACCCTTCCCACTCAACAATATAACTTTTGTGCATCATGCCGGCATCGTTGCGCTGCTGGTAGGCTTGTAAGATTCGCCCGTTCTCTAAAAGTCCGCATACAATAGCTGGAACGGTTGTCCCATCGGGTTCGAGAATTCCTTGATGGCCAACGTCAATCAGCTTCTTAACCTCCTCAATCGTTGGCCGTTCAGTAGAGAACATTTGCCGCCAATCAAAGTCGGATAGTTCTCGTGATCGTAACCCGAACTGAAACACTTCTGCTCTCGGGTCACGCTTGTCCCAGATGTCATATTCGCCAGCTAGACGAACGGCTAGCGGTTCTTTAACCAAACGATGGAAATAGTCATCTTTGTTTGGCAACTCATCACCTTTAATAAACCACTGCCACGCCAGCCGGCACGCAGCTACTCCATCTATGCGATAGCCGGGGATGTCACTAGGCCACTTTTCAATACTAGTTTTGTGATGGTCAATCCAAATCAACTTAGTCCCGTCGACATAATTAAGACACTCAGGAGAGAGGTCTAGGACGTAGGTAAGCCCGTCCAATGGATTCGATATCTTTGGTTGTCCAAAATCCCACCCAATTAGTTCAGCATCGGGTAGGAACTTGCGCGCTATCTCACGGCAGAATATGCCGTCGAAGTCGGCGGAGTGATGTATTACGGTTGTTTTCATGGTTTAGTCTTGGTGGTGTAACGGATCATATGGTAGCACTACTTTGAAGTCGCGATTGAGTAACATAGTTGCCAGCTCCTCATCCTGCACTCTGCATGTGAACCAGAAAGGACACTTCTTAAACTGCTCACGACATGCGCCATTGATGATTCCCTCGCGTCTATTCCAATCGTCATTGCGTATCAGCCCTGATAGACGTTGTATAACAAGATCAATTCCAGATCGAAAGAACTGCATAGTCTCGCGCTTATACTGAAAGACATCAGATCGCTTGTATTCATTATCCGTTGGCTTAGACTTCAAGAAGATGCCTTCGATAAATGCACCTGGTCTCTTTAACCCTATCTGACCTATGATTGACTGAGGCTCTATCTCGGCGGCCACTTCTAATGACATCAAGTAGAACAGCAACTGGGGTGATATCTCGTAGTCAGCTAGGTATTCATTGTCGTATGAAGTTGTGAACTTGTAGTCGCCGATGGCGAAGATGCCCTGCTTGAACTTGCCCAACTTGTCCATTGTCCCCTCAAGATACACAATCACCCACTCATCTTCGTAATACTTGATGCTGAACGACACCTCAGTTGCAGGTTTACCATCAGGCCATATCACAAGCTCGAAGCTAGTATCTTTCGACACATAGTTCTCCCAATACATGTAGCATGTAGCGATGAAATGTGTCTCGTCGTTAATCCACTTACACTTCCTGTCCTCATGCTTTGGCATCCTGAACGCAGCCAACGCAGCATCACGTGCTTGGCGAATGTCGCCTCCTGTCTTGAACATGGTGTCGATATACTTATGGCCGCCGACACCGTATATCATTCGTGGGTTACCAATCTTGTCCTTGTATCCTTGAATGACAACTCTGTGCCAGTGGAGAGCACATTTAGTGTAAGGAAGGCTTGAAGCATTAAGTCTGATTATTACTTTATCTGGCATATGCTTATAGTCTATAATGGTCATCTTCTCCTTTTCAGTAGGTGACTAGCATCTATCCCAAGAGCAGCTAACTTCTCAATCCCAAGCCGTGTCTTAGCATCAGCATATGTGGTCACACGCTTAACACCTGTAACTGGACGCTCAATAAGCTCAGGACGAGTGACTTTGAAGAATGGTGCAAAGTATTCTGTTAGCTGCTGGTCAGACATTGCCTCAAGCTCGGCGGCAGAACAGTGGAGAAGTGCTTCAATGGTCATTATCTTCTGATTGTTGATATAGCTTCAGCCAACATGTAGCATTACACTCTCTGCTACGTGGGTCAAGGTAGAATACTACCCAGCCACGCTTACGGAGATAGTTTGCCATTATTCTGTTGTGCCATGTTGAGGCATTTTGCCACCACACTCTTATATGTTCTTTGTTCATTCAGTATAGTTAGTCTTGACGATTTTGATACTGTGCGCTGTGATATTGTGTATCACACCTTTAAGCCCGTATAACGACGCTTTGATATCCTCAATCTCTTCTGTGCTCAGCGCTAACTTGTCCCTGAAGAATGGCTTACCAGCTTCCCCTTTCTCAAGATACTCAAGCATATCTTCTTTCCATTGGGGAATTTGCTCATGCGGTATCACTTGAGTTGGCACAAATGATGACACATTACTGTTGCGAAATTCAGGGATCATCTTAATCATTACACCAACACCACGCACACGCTCAATGTGAATCATCTCCATGAAGCGTGCGTAGGTGTGGTCTATGTCATCCATCTTGTCGACTAGGTAGGCGAATGATTGGTTGACACGCAGGTATACAGTGTTACGAGACATATTGAGCTTGCTTTCAAACTCAGCATAGTCATATACCCTATCCATCCTGTCCTTTATCATCCCATCTATCACCTCTTTCGCTTCGAGCGCATACTTCTCTTTGTAGTATGGTGCATTACTACGGCGACTCCATCCTTTGGGCCTGTTGCCTATTACTACATCGACTACCGCCGCTTGGACAGTGGGGTTGACAAAGATTTTCTTGAGATTGGCCTCTGTTATTGTTGGGTTGTTGGGCATACTATGACTCCGCTTCAATATATGTTGCTTTTATAGCAGCATCTTCCCATTCTGATTTGTAATTTTGTTTTGATTTTACATAGATATGAACTTTGGAAGGATCAAATGATCTACTACCCAAAAGTTCTTCTATATGTTTAGAAATTAGTTTCTTTACTGTCTCTTCATCAATGGAAATGTTTATTGTCATCATAAATACCACGTGGAGGATTGCTCATATTCTTTATACTGGCGTAATCTTATCCTTCACGGTATAATCTAGCGCCATTCCCAGCATGTTACTTGAACTACTGGTTTAAGCAGACGAGTCATATAGCAGATCGCCTATGCTATACCGCGGCGCACAGAACACACAGACTTGCTGCAATAGCAGTTATGTGTGAGCCAGTCATCCGCGGCTACTGACAATAAGGAATGCATGGAACTTACTGTCAGAAATCTTTCAAAAATCATGGTGTAACGAGCAGTTATACTAAGCAATTTTTATGCCAATTATATCTCAATAGGTATAACTGTATAAAATCAAGTGGTAAGTATTAGCTTATTCAATACATTCCACCGCTTGACATATTGTTGTAGTGACCGAACATTGAAAGTTGTATCTAGCTTGATCGCTGGTCTCCCGGCGGCACTCAACGCAGAGAGAAACCCATCACCACCTTTGAATGACTTGATGATTGGCACTATATCACAATCTCTGTCGCGCAGTGGCTTAATAATCAGCTCGAATGTGCTGATGCGGGCATACAAATCTTGCCTGAATAACCCCTGTACCATCATCTGCTTGAGATTCTTATTCGTCGCACACACAAACTTGCACGCTATCTTATCCTCTGTGCTACCACCTACTTTACGCACCACCCTCTCTTGCAATGCACGTAGTAGCTTACCTTGCATGGACATTGGAAGCTCACCAATCTCATCGAGGAATACCACGCCATCATTAGCTTTTGCCATCATGCCTTCACGTGTAGATTCGGCGCCGGTGAATGAGCCTTTAACATAGCCAAATAACTCGCTCTCAATTAGTGTCTCTGGCAACCCAGCACAGTTGACTGCTATAAACTTAGCATCTTTGCTATTCTCTTGTCTGTCACCAATCATCGCGCGTGCAATAATCTCTTTACCAGTGCCAGTTTCGCCCATTATCAGCACTTCGTCGCACGTTATCGCTAGCTTCTTCGCATCTTCTTTCATCAGCACAGTGTCAGCATCTTCAGTTATGAATCTGTTGAGCCATACTTCTGCTCCTACGACACTAGCTTTCAGAGTGCCATCCTTAATGATGAATGGCATCTTGAATGTGTCAATCAGTTGCTGTGCTACATCACTAGCGCCATTGGCTATGAGCAACATCAGCTTATCTTCTGATGGTGCGTTGTCAGGTGGTATGTTGTTGGCCATAGTTTGTTATTGTTTTGTTGGCCACTTGTCTATTGTGCTTACAACTTTATCATGAACTTCATTTGACAATCTCCATCCACTAGCAAGACATTCAACACGCTTGCCATTTATTGTATGATAAAATCCATCAGCTAACACTGTTGGTGCATTTAGTTTACACGCCTCACACAATATGTGTTTAACTTCTTCGTATGTGAATTTGTATTCTTCAGTTTCCATTAGTTTTTCTCCGGGTGTTTGGTTATTAGTTGTTTGCCTTGTTCTTTTGTCATTGGAATCTGTTTTACCAGCCAGAAATCACGACGAGTGAAAGTGTGCTGGCAGCCTGGGCACAGGAATTGCTTCTCGTTGAGGTCAGCAGGCCATGAGGCATTGCATAGTGGGCAGTTCATATCATCACTCCATTCTTCGCATACATCTCATACAACTGTTTAACGTCTATCTCATGTTGAACTGATAACCAATAGATAGTTAGCAACAGTTGTTCTCTTTCAGAAAGATTAAAATGACTAGCTTCATGCCTACACTTTACAAAGATAACAGAGTTGCAATGCAACCAGTCGATAAATTCTTCAAGCTCTGGCTTATTATCTTTCATCTTCAACTCTGGAACATGTGCGCTTAGGTGCATATTATTCTAATTGTTTCCAAATGTTGTTAAAGTATTCAAGTGCATTCTTGTTCTCCCGCCGTGGCAGTTTAGCTATCACTTCCACATACGATGGCGACGAGAAATTCCAACTGCCAACAAAGACAGAATCAAGCTTGTTATGATAGCAAAGATACATCTTGGTGTGCACGTTACTAGCTAGCCGCACATTAACGTCTGGTGCAGCATATGTTAGCTTAGTAGCTATGACACGATCAACAGACAGCGATTCTGTTACCAGATGCACATTGAATGTGTAGCACATGATATCGACAACATCATACGTGTGAAGATGCATGTAGAATGGGAATGCATTATAGAATACATCTTTCCCAATCACCTTTGGCTGCATCACTCTCTTGCCATCATTCTTTGTCTCGAAAGCCTCTAAAGGTTGGACTCCGCGGCTTTGTTTTCTTTCCATGTGGTTTGCTCCTGTATGATATGACACGACCAAGATACTTGTCTTGGTTATCCCATATCTCTTTCCTTAGATTGTCATCAAGTCCTATGCCTGTGCCTATCTTAAATTCGTCACCGAATAGATTATCTGGATTCAATGGCACACCAGCAGGTCTAACAACAAATGCCCCAAGCGTATTCTTCCCAACCATCCCAGCTAACTCACTACTTCTGTCCATCTTCCCTGCTCTGTTCCACTGCGGGCCATTAGTGTTCTCCATCTGCTCCACAAATCCGACAATCACAGCTTCAGCAGTTATGTAGCGTGCTAGCTTCACAAGATACTGCTCTTTGAGTGTGCTGCGGCCTTGCTTATACGGTGATGTTGGTGTCCTGAAACATATCCCCTCACCAGCTTCCTCTTCACACAACAGAAAGAACGCAATCAATTGCTCAGCATTATCGCACATCACCGGCGGGCTAAACTTCACACCCATAGCTGGCGCGTAGTTAGGCATTATCTCCATGATTTTATACACACGCTCTGCATACGACCCGAGCATCACCCAATCAAGTAGGTGGAACTGAATCTTGTCAGTGTCAGGATGGTTGCGAGACATCACAATAGACTCAATCTCGTGGTAGGCTAAGTCTTTGTTCCACAACTCCATATCTGCGCCGCCGGGAAGGATCATGGAGCGAGTGCAGAGGTCAAAGTTAGGGATGCGTTTGAAAGTGCGAGAAAGTAAGTTACTGTTGAGACGCAAGCCACGTATGCCATCCTTCTTCAATGTGGCCATAACAGGATAGTGCAGCTTCTTCATCGCTGCTAGTATAGCGTCATCTGTATGCTCACTGTTAAGTGACATCAGCGGTGCTGCTAGCATTGGGGATTTGAGTGTTATCATATTTCTATTCTTTCTGACCAAAAGAAGCCTTTGTCTTCTGAATATTGTGTGTATGGCTTTATCCTACCAAACTGAAAGATTACTAATACATTATCAATTGGATGAAGCCTGACTTCTACTATCTGTTTAGCTCCAGAGTCAGGATGCTCACACACATACAGTCCTGCTTCTGTTGGCATTCCACCCTCTTTTAACTCAAGATTTAGTTTCATTCTTTCCTTTCTTTGGTTTGAAAAACTTTGCTATAACAGTAGCAAATAACACATTCTCTGTTGGAAGAGAATACCACACACCTTTGAACGACACCCAAACAACTCCTTGGTCTCTTATTATGGTTAGTGAAACTCCAACAGGAATTTTAATCCACGATTTGTCAATCATTAACTTGACTTCTTTTATCTTCATATGATTGTTAACTCTTGATACCTCTTCCTTGCTGCTATTTGTATACACTGTAAGCAAGTTGGTGGACCTAGCATACGTGAATGATGCAGCTCGTCTGCTTTTTCTCTGACTAAAGCATCATTGTTGTAAATGTATTGTAATGCTTTTTTACGAGCTTTTTGCCACTCATCTATTAGCTTGCAAGCATCACACTCGCACTGAAATGGATGTATTATCATTCATCCTCCTCTTCATCTGCTCCTGTAAGTTCATCTGGATTATCTATCATATCTTTAGTGTTGCTAATATGATCTTCAACTTTAGCGGAACCCACTATGATGTCGTTCCACGCTTCTCTCATCCTGACTACCTTACTTAAACACCTAAGTTTCGCGCTAACGATACGTGCTACATCAGTCTCTACTGTGTTGGCATAGAAGATAAGCCGCTGAATAGTGTTACTCAAGCTTGTAAGCCGCGGGCATCTGCCCAACCCTTGCACTAATTCAATCGCACTGTATGTCGGTGCAACAAAGTTAATTCGCGGCCTAACTGGTATGTTAGGAATATCCTCAATCACCGCATACCCATTAGGCTTGTGACGCACCTTCTCACGAGTGAATTCATCAGTGTGATGCAGTGACAGCCCAACACCACCTGCTTTGAAAGTGTAGAAGCAGTAAAGTGTCTTACCTGACTGGAACCTATCAATCTCGCTCTGTCGTTCCTCCGGCGACTGTGGCCCTAGACGCATAGCTGGGTCTATGTTCTCCAGTGCTTCCTCTCTTGCCATAGCAGCTACCAAATCTTCTTCTGTGATGTCGAGCATCTTCATTATCTGGTCTACTGTGTAGCCAGCATCAGCAAGTTTCTCTGCTTTCCCTTGAATTTCAAGTGCAGTTGATTGCTTCTTTGTGAGCTTAGTTTGGCCGCCGCCCCATATAAGAGATATCTGATCACGTGACACACCATACTTCTCTATCAGTATCTGCACCGCTTTGATGATCGTCGCTTTGTATTTGTCAGCAGATACAGCAGCATAACCTTCTTGCACAGCATGAAACATCTTCTTTGCTATGTGTGGTGCACGACACAACTCTGCGGCCATGCAACGCTCGTTGAGCAATACCAATGGCCAGATGCCGCCGCCTGACAATTTCCCACTATCAATGTCCTCTTGCAACTTGGCCTTCTTGCGCATGTAACGCTCTTCTGTGTCAAGATAATACTTCTCTTCCTCCTTCGTCTCGAAGTGAATCATCTCGATGCCATTGATAGCATCAAACTGCGGCCTTACACCACGCACTCGCTTGATGTATGGGTCTAAGTCTTTTGTCAGACGCTCGACTGCTGCTTCGTTATAGTCTGTAGGTGGTGACGGATAAGCTATTGACGAAGCATATGTAGGCCATGTGGAGTTGGATAACTGTGCTCCATGTGGCAACCCAAGCATCTTGCTTATATCTTTACGCGTTGACACAGCAAAGCACTTAGCCTCACTAACACGAGTAAATGGAGTGGCAGATATGAATACTTGGTAAATGTCAGATTCAATATCATTGGCTGACGCACCAATCTGATGCTGTATGCTGCCAGGATTCTTCAACGCTTGACACTCATCCCACAGGATAACTACTGGGTTAACCATCTTGCGCCACTTATACTCGACTGCTTCTTCGCCACCGATAATCTTAATCTCTTCCTTGATCCACAGTTGACCTGCTCTACTGCGCAACTGCTCGATATTGAGAATCTCTACGCTGTCACGTATACCAATATTGTAGAACTTCTTGAACACTCGCTTTGTCTGTTCGACGATAGACGCACGAGTGACATATAGATACTTTACGTGGCCATAAGTTTTGTCATCAGCGAACTTGATATCAAGCAGCCTGCGTATTAGTCCCGCCGCCATGAAAGTCTTGCCTGTGCCAGTGGATGACAGTATCAACTGACCGTGCATATCATGCACAATGATACCATCCCAAATCTCCTTGATTAACTTCTTCTGAAACCAGAAGTGGAAAGCTATCTCATTAGGTGATGGATGCAGTCCGTAGTCATTATCTGATGTCAATGCTTCTGTTGGCTCTTTGTTCTGCTCTTTGAACGCGGCGGCAGGAGGCATTGGTGCAACTACAGGATCAGCTTTATTGCCATCGTTTTCTGCTTCGCTTATCGCGTCAGAAATAGATACTGTGGCGAGTGGTGACTCGTCCTTCTCTGCTGGTTTAATCTCACCATTAACGCTTCTGCCTATCTCCAACTCAAGACGCATCTTCAACTCTTCAAGATGCTTCTTAAGCTCAGGCCACATGACTGCTTTGTGCTGCTCTTCAGGGAATGCATTCTGTATCTCTGTCGATGACATTCCCTCCATCTTGAACACATCTCCCCATGTTGGTATCTGTTTGAAATTGAATGCTGAGGAGATGCGATTGCACAGCACTAGCAGTGAGTGACGTTGCTTCTTATGCTGTTGTTCTAAGGGAGTTAGCTTGGGCATAGATTACTCTTTCACTTTCCAATCGCCTGTGTTAAGTTCTGCTTCCCAACATAGCATGTGTGAGTCAGAACCATCTAGCAGTTTAACACAAAAGCAATACTGTCCTGATGTTGGAGAAATCAAGCCATCAACCACTTCAACATCACCAAACGCATCTGTGTTTTTGATTACATCACCTATTTTGTATTTCATATCTTAATCCTTCCACTTGCCGATTGTGCGAAGAAATGCTTCAGCGCGTTGGGCGGCGGTGGCACTAGAGTCTCGAAACCTTTCCGCTGGTAACATTATACCACCCACCTTTTGCCACTTGCTTTGTGTGGCTATTATATCCCACATTAGGTTTTCATATTGAGTGTATTGCGCGTCGGTTAACACCTTCTCCGCCTCGTGCATGGCGTTGAGGTCGTGGAGGTAGTTGGGAATGCAACCTTCGCGCCAGATGTAGTCCCAAGCTGCCAATCGTTCAGTCCCATCCGCCTTGGCTAGGTCACAAGTTCCATCAAGATTGTAAAGTTGAGGAAATACCAAAAGCCTGTTTCCGCTTTTGTTCACGCGCCACTCAGCGCCACACGCCTCCGCGATTGCTATTCGTTGGTCTTGTTCGTTCATTTCGCGTTCTTTCTTATCTCATCAACTATCTCGTTCTTGTCACACTCCATCTGGTGCAGTATGTGCAAGTGCACAAGCAGTAGGTAGATACCAAGCACGACAATCAACACAGTATTTGATTCGATCATATGTAGTATAGTTTTGTTTTGCAGACCATTGTTATCCCACCTAAATCTGGATCACAGCAATGCTCATCTTCCATCCCCTCACGCACTAGTATATGCGTCGCTCGCCTTTTGTGAGTGTCACACCACCACCATTCGTAGATTGATGCCTTCTTGTAGTAAGGCTTCATTGGTTCGGCGGCGTTCATGGTATATGACACAGTGTTGCTCTGTTTACATGTCGTAGTAAATTTTGTATATTGTCATAACAGTGAGCACCGTCACAACACCACAGCCACAAATCATCATGAAGATGAATGATTCTTGATCCATCTGCATTACTTACCACACTACCGACAGGTAGTTTGTGTATGTTGTGAATTGTTACTTTTTGTCCTGGCTCAGTTCCACCAAGTAATCCTGTCTTTGATTTGAAGCTCATAATTCCTCCACAGTTTCAATTAACTTGTTCACACCCATACTCTTAATCCTCTCCTCCTCATGCCTCATCAGCATGCCATGTGCCAACACTCGTGCAGCATCAGGATTCACATAGGCAATCTTCAGTATTGCTCTAGCTATACGATGCACATTGGCATTGAATATGTTGTATTCATCGATCCGCCGCTGAGATAGTAACTTCTGTCTTTGCCACTTCTCTGAGCTTGTGCTCCACGCCCCTATCTCCCATAGAATAGGACTTTCTATTGGCCTGCCAAGTATGTCTACGTCATTGTCAGTCGGAAACTGTAAATGACAGAACTGCTTACTGTCTGTGACTGTTTGTATCACAAATGCAGTATCCTCGCTCACAGCTACATAGTGATCGCCGCGGAGCAGATCTTTGATGAGTGGTTCAAGAAGGAATGTTCCTGTTGGTGCTTTCATTCATATAGTCTCCGTCTTGTCGCGTGCTGTTAGGATTCTTTGTCTTGCAACACCTAGATTTGGTTCGTTCATGACTGTTTGCTGAACATGCAACATACCTGCTGCTATTTCCATGCCATATTTCCAGGCATCAAGTTGAATAGTTCTAATCCATTCTACCATGTCTCTGGTAGAGCCAAGTTTTTGATATTCTTCGTTCCATTCTTCTGCTGTTTTCATAAATCTCTCACTCGTATTTCAATTCGTGCGACACCGGCGCATGGGTATCTGAGTAATATGTCAGTAGTAACCCGAGTGAGATAAATTAAACTGAGCGCATTGAGCTTGCCAGTTATTTGCCGTGCATCCTGACTCACTGGTAGTCTGGGCACAACCGATACGTATAAGTCTTTACACTCATAGATCGGCCAATGCTACTCAAATTGGGTTAGCAAGTGCAAAGTTACCATCTTTGACTGTGGTGAAAGGTTGTAACATCACAGGAGCACACCTAAACTCACACTTGCCAAAAGTAAAGTGACAGACTATCTCGCCGTCTGTCAGGGCCACACTCGTTCTTACGTTCACTTGGTCGTATCTCCCGAGTAGCGTGTTTTGAATTACGACGTAACCACCGCGGGTTCGTCTGCGGTCTCAGCCTTACCGGGCCTTGCTTTCTTCTCTTCCATGTCCTTATAAGCAAGGAACTCGTCATTCAGCTTGTCGATCTTCAACAGATCAGCCGACTTGACCTTGGTTTTGGAACCGTCAGGATTCACAACGATGGTAGTTGAGATGTCACCGTCACGAATGAGCAGTGACAGCTCGGCCTGCACTTCAGCCATCTTCTCCCTGATCTCCTTCAACTTCATGCCCGTGCTAGTGAAGTCCGCCGCTTCCTTGAGGAACTTCACCATATTGAACGTGCCATCAGGCATGATAGCATCAACCCAGATAGACCAGAATGTGCGCTTGTCGAAAGTCTGGAGAATGTTCACCACATTCCCACGACCATGCCACTCAATCATCTGATCGAGATTCTCGACGGTGATCTTCGGCGCGAGATACTGTTTCCCGGCGTTATCACCTTTGACTATCTGGAACGTTGACAGCTCGATGGAGATGTCATTACCATCCGAGCCTTTACGAGCCACAGACTGCGCGGGCAGTGGTGGCAACTTCTCTACTTTTGCAGCAGCTTCAGCCATAGACTTACTACTTTCCTTTGTTTTTGTTGTTTACTTTACTGTCGCACTAATGGTGTCACATCAGGTGACATCTGCGACTGTAAATTGTTTTGCGGAGTAAATGTGTAGCAATTTTCATGCCAAGTGAGAGTTATACCTAGGATGGTATAACAGTTAAGGTCTGTTCTCATTTCTCAGATACTCTAAGAGAAATGGAGACAGTTCTTCCAGAAATTCATTAGCCTCTCTGTATGCTGGATTCACTTTTATCAACTTATCCATCTCACGATAAAGTGCACAATATGCATCACACATATTCAAGTTACCAACATCAAGCTGGTATAAGCAGTTGCGCAGTATCAGTAAGTGTCTGATTGCCCACTTAACATACAGATCATGACATTTTTCATCTCTTGGTTTTGTTTTCATTCTGCCTCCTCTTTCGACTCTTTGAGATGCCATCTCAGCCGACCATCAGTATTCAACGCCATCTCTGTTTGTAGCGCCATCTCTAGCACCATGTTGTCGAAATCTTCTTTCTTGATGTCGAATGACGTATAGACATCAAGTATCAGACGCTTCTTGTGTTTTGGATTGATTGCGCACATAAGTGTATTACTCTATGATTTCACCTCTTGCATTTAATAGAGGTTTTCCAATAGCAATGTGAGGATTACCAGGCATAGCACATTTGTATACATCTGAAGATTTCATCTCACTGAAGGTTATGCCTTTTGATTCTACCCACTTTGGTAATTCAATATAAAATTGAATTGCTGTTTCTGTGTTATTCATTAGCGCAATCAGCTCATCAAGAAGTTTCTGATTGACATAAGGCCCATCTTTCCATAGAAGTAGTTCTATTTTCTGAGCTAATTGCCTGTCACTCATTCCAATCAACTCCGATAGAATGTAGTATTCGTCAGCAGTGTTTGTCATTCATGCCCTTTCAGCAGACCCATAAACCCAAGTAGCAGTGCCGCCGCAGCAATCCACATAAGCATTGTGAAGAATGCTTCTATGAACTGCTCAATACGTCTCTGCACTTCAGGATTCATTGGTTTCTTATTTGGTGGTATCATAGTTGTTGTTTTGTTGATGGTTTGTGGAGGGAATCGGCTCCGGCGGCTGCACTAGGACATGGCTCTGTTTCATCTCTGCAATGGTGACACCATGAGGCATTACACAACTCACAACTTGGGCCATTGTGGTAATCAGATCCGTAAGTGGTATCAATCTCACCATCTTCATCTCTGATAAGCTTATGGCCTTTGCTTTCAAGCTCAGTATAGAACTGTTCCTGTGTTATTTCTCTTCTCATAATTATTCAATCAGTGCTGGGTAGTCAGGGCAATCAATTATCACCACGCTATCAAATGGCTCATCAAGATTGATGAACATGTCTCTCGCCATGCGTTTGACAGCCTTGCGCGCAATGACTATGCCATCTTCTTTATCCACTTCTACAGAAGGGATGGTCATTTGGAAGCTGATAGTGATATTGGAGAGTGTCATAACCCTGTCGGCTTTCTATATGTCCCGTTGCTCCACACAACACGCTCACGCTTCTTGCTTGCAAACTTGCGAGCTGTGTTGCTGTTAGCTGGGAACTTCTTGACTACTGGATTGCCAGCGGCGGTCTTGGTGACAACATCTACTAATTGTGTTGGTATTCTCATTCTTCTTCCATTGCCTTTCTTGCAGCTTCTATCTCTGCTGGTGTTGATGGTTGATCTGAACCGTGATCGAGTGATTCTGACTTGCATCTCTTGCACTTGCGATTGCAGTATGCATCTGTTAGACCATCAGGTGTTTTGTCTGTGAATGTTGGCCGCGGGCACTCTTGCTCGTAGCCACACGATTGGCATGTGCGCATCCATTTCATATCATCCTTTGCACAATGACTGCATACATCGCGTGTATGTCAGCCTTAGATAACTTGGCCGCGGCAGACTTCTTTCTCTTTGACTTCCCACCCGCCTTCGGCGGCGACTTCTTTTTCATAGTGTCAGTCTTCCAGCATTGCTATAATAGAACTTCGCAGTTCAAGCAACGTCTGCAACTCTTTTTCTCTTGCATCAATCATTACCTGTAATTGAGCAAGAGCTTTCTCTAGCTTTTGTATTCTCTTTTTCATGGCGTTAGTGTATACACCCGCTGTGGATATGCAGGATTAAGAGTCACCATCTTGTGCTTCTTTATCTCCTGCTGTTGTGTCTCCGACTGTGGATTTGCTCTCCGCAGTTGTTTCCTGTAGTGTTTCTTTAGTTGCATTTGTTCTTTCTTTTCATTGTTTTGTTATGATCGTCACGCAAAGCATTGATCGCTTTCAACACAGTCTCCTTTATTACAGAATCACAGTCACAGCCTGGTATATTGCACTTCTCCACTTTCATAAACTCTACCCAGTAGTCATCAGGTAGATTGCCTGCCACATTAGCAACTATGCCGCCGAGAAATAAGGCACGGAATTCAGGAGCTTTGTTGCATGAGGCAATGGTTAGCAGAGTTTCGACAATACGCTCGACCTCGGCGACTACTATTGGGTTCTCATCTTCTACATTCATACTGTTGGTTTCCGTAGTGATTCGAGAAAGACTAGCATCTTCATCGCAGCATCTTTGAACTCTTGTGAATTGTATGCTTGGACTTTATCTTGGTCAAAGTAATAAAGCATTCGCTGCATGCTATAATGCACAGTCATCCAAGGGCCATCGCTACAATGCGATTCACCTGTTTCTACTTTCACAGGGCACTCACCACAATCATTTTTGCTGCGATACAGTCTGCACAACGCACAATCACTGCCATACATCTCCTCATTCTCGTTGCGTGTGCCCGTTGCTAACCGATACCAATGAGCAATAGATGCCTCTAATGCTTCGGCGGCTTGTTCTGGTGTTATTACTTTGTTCATACCCATCTCTTTGGTTCTTTGATTGCCCATTGCAACACACGTGTTGGCACTCGACAATAGTGTGTTAAATTGAAGTTGTTGCGCTCAATCCACTCGGTGCGCTCCTCTTCTGTCATGTTAATCAGGTTGCACACCTGCTCGTTGCGAAACTCAGGCGATGTGTCACCTATCCACCCATTCATGAAGCCGCCGTTGCACATCACATTAACTATGATGCGACAGCATTGGGATTGTGTTAATACTCTCATTTGTTGTTATCCCATTTAATCATTTTAATTCTAATCTGTCTGATAATCTCGTCCTTTGCACATTTCAACTCATGCATTGTTAGTAAATGCACATTTGAAACGCATTGACCATCTAGCTTAAATGCTAGACGCCGTAGTAAAGCTGCCAATTTGTATTTCATACTGTGTAGTGATAGATTCTTATTACCTTTCCGCCGCCGTATTCAGGCGAACGCTCGCCTAAACTCACATCTCTGACAGTGAAGTAACGAACTTTTTGTTCTGTAGTTGCTGGCCCACTAAAAGGACTGAGACGATCTTGTGATGGAAAGCCTTGAACCACAGTGTCATCATCTGCTCCATGTGCACGACAGTATGCTAGCTCTCGCTCTAGCTCTATTAGTATCATACTGGTGTTTTTGCTGCTTGATAAAGCTGGCGCAATTCAGATTGAATGACGCTAAACTCATAAGAAACTTTATCAAACCTCTCTACCAACTCTTGTGGGATATCAACATCGACACACCCCATGATCCTTCTTTTGTGAATGGTATATACTGGATACCACTCATCTATGTCTATTGCCATCTTCATACTGAAGCTTTCTCCTTTTCTAACAACTTCTTCCATCCTTCTGTTTCTCTCCATCCTGGCCATTCTTCACTGCAACAGCCATCAGGCTCATCAAACACAATGAAGCCATTCTTGCGTGCATTACGAGTGAGAATACGCTTCTCAATATCATTCTCAACACGATATGCCTGCCAAATCATTCCGTTTGGCTCATTACGCATTACCAACATGTGTGGATATATCATACTTGTTATTCCTCCGCTCCGCTGACTTTGTTTGTGTGCTGAAAGCTGTGGACTGGGCTGCATAGCCACGAGAGCGACACGTTTGGTTACGTGTCAGCCATGCTCACCCAATCACACAGCAGAATCACTTAGCCGAAGATACTGTCTTGGCACTTTTGACACAATCCACTGATTGTGTATTCACGCTTGGAGCATTCATCTTTGAACTCAGTAGCTGGGCCGCCGCAGCCAATAGGTGCTGGCACACAGCGGTTGCTGATGATGGTTTCACGACGAGAAGCGCCAAGAGTGGAGTCAAGAAGATTCTCAATACCTTCTGTTTTCTTAGATGGTGTTGCCATATGTGTATTCTGTTTGGTTGTTATGCTGTCTGTTGTTTGCACAGCTTTCAACACACTTGATGTGTGCTGTATGTAACTGATAGACGTATTCTACTGGAAGGTGGTAGCTTTCGCATCCTTCCGCATAGAGATTCCACGTGTTACGCTCTATACGCATGATACTATCAGTTACAGACAGCACTCATCTTCAAACCAGCGTCAACTCATCTGCCATGCACGCTCGCACACTGCCACGGCGCTTGTTAGCACAGAATGAGAACATAGAACGTGTTGCTACACGCTTCAGTGTCACCTTTTGCTTGTATTCGGTTTCACTCACTGGTGGTTATCACAGTGGTATTGCTACGTGGAGCGATAGACAGTGAGATGTGTTATTGGCATCAAGTTAGTTGGCACAATATGTGCCGCCGCTGTTATCTTCGTTTACGTAGCAATAGGAACTGTTGCGGGGTATCCGCTTCGGGTAGTATAACAGAGTCAGAGAACTGTCAGTTCTAACACCAATCCATCTATATGCTAGGCCACCTATCGTCTCATCGCGTGACTTGTAAGTAGCATTTATTGTGCCACTTGGCATTACGCACACGCTATCAGGCTTCCGCTATGTGGAGCTTGGTGAATAAACAGTGTGTTGATAGACTCTGTTTTCCCATTTACTTTGTTGCTCAACTCTCCACGACATATTTTCTATGCCGATTCAGTCTTGCAACCCGTGTATGTCAACGTAGCAGCAGTATTGCTCTGCTGCTAGGTTAACTTACTTATGGTTGATAAACACTCGCTCCAGCGGCACATCACATTTGATTGTGGGATACACTTTCAAATGCCGTTGCCCCTTGCCTATACCAGCAAACTTGACTGACCTTTTAGTTGTCACGGCAACTGCCATTCTAGGAGCATTGATTGCTGCTCTCCAGTAGGGCAATAACCGCTGGAACTCATTGGCTTTTGCTGGGATAGCCGAGTGTATTCTCTCCCATGCTGCTTGGTGTTGTGTTGTTGTCATTATAGGCTTTCTGTTTAGTTGTTGTTGATCCAAGAAACAAAAGGAGAGTGGACTAGGGAATTACTCCCTAGCCACTCGTTGTCAGACGGACATCACAGATTGCGCACGTATTCTTGCAAGTTGTCGTTCATGCGTGAGACTTCCCACCGCGTGAAACCGTAACTCACTCCATTGCGTTCAGCGTCTTTAATCCACTGAATTGCACGCACCAGAGTCAGACTGTTGGTCAGTGTGACACCTTTGCGGCTGCAAACTTCGCCCATTGTGGCTTTGCCGTCGGCATTCATTTTGCCGATAGCCAGCTTTACGGTTACGTCTTTCATGAGGTTGCCGAAGTCCGCCGTTGCTTGGCGTGCAAACTTCAGGGCTTGCTCG